CAGCCGAACGGACACGCCAGCGCCTTGGTGGCACCGTACAGTCGGCAGATCGTTGGGCGCACATCGTAGACGGCGCAATCACCACTGCGCAGGAGTTTGGGACAGTTGGCGGTCAGCGGGTCGAAAGCCAGCGGAAGACCGTGCAGCATATCCATGGGCGGCTTCTCTCCGAATGCGAGGCGATACTCGGCGGGCGACATCATGATGGGTCCGCAGCACTCTTGGCACTTCTGCTGGCAATGCACGTTCGGGATGCGATTCCAGATCCGCTGAAGCTGGGCCTGGCTCACCGCCGCCCCCGCACACGCTGCAGGATCAGCAGGGCCAGCAGCCGTCTAACGAGAATCCACATCACCGCACGCTCCGATGCAGCATCACCAGAGCCACCAGCCAGCACACCGTCACCGCACCTGCCACAATCTGCATCATTCGCCCGCCTCTTTACGCGATTGTAGCCAGCGCTCGAGCGCTTCGCGCAGCACGTCTTCGTTCTTGCGGTCGTCGGTCAGCGCCGCCGCGCGCACCCGGCGCCAGAGCTCATCGGGCACGTTGATGCGCGCGGTAATCATTTTTTCGTGCATTGGTTTTACACGCCCTCCAGCGGAACTTCGCGGAACTGCGGGGGTTGCTTTAGCCCGGCGTTCACCGCGGCTTCGTCGTAAATACTGGGAGGTATATTTGCTTGCATCTCCTCGAACGAGCTATAGATCGCTACGCTGGGCGGCGCCTGGATCGGCAATTTGTAGACAACGAGCTTTCCGGAGGCAGTGAGGACGACATACCAAAGGGGACTTCCCCACTGCTGCTCTTCGTCCCCGCTCGGGCGCTTTCCTAGCCCAGGCGTGCCATTACGCATGCCCATGCCCACCAACCATTCGCCTTTCAGCGTGTGGTGGACCGTGGCGCCGTCCGGATCACGGAGCGGGAGGCGAATGGTTTCGTATCTGCTCATTTGTGGCCCATCATTTCATGGACCTTGCCGGTGAGGACCTTGATGTCCTCGCGGATGCCACTCACTTCCACGTGCATGTCGGTACGCATGTCCCGCAAGCCATCGCGCACCTCCCCGCGCAGACCGCGCATGTCCTCGCGGATACCGCTGATCTGCACCAGGCTGACGACCAAGCTGACCAGCACGGCCAGGATCGGCAGCCCGACGGCGAAATAAAGCTGGGCATCCGTCATGCGGCCACCCAGGTCAGCATGTGGTCGGCTGATTCGCGTACCAGGCCGGCGTTCTTCAGAATGCCGATGATCTTGTCGTACTCGCCGATGGTCAGGCGGCTCATTACCTGGGCGTATAAGTGGCCGGAAGGGACCGCGCCGATATCGCGGATACAATCGGCGATGGCGCGGACGCGGGCGAGGCCGGCGGCGATCTGTTTCTCTGTGGCGCTGCTGTTTTCCATGTCTGTATTTTACCGTGGGGTAGATACGGTAAGCAAGCTAAATCTTGCTATTCTTTTCCGGTATCTTTGCCCCGCTATTGGCCATGCGCGTGCGCGGGCCATGCCATGTCGTACAATCCATTGGCGCCTGCGGCAATCCTGCTGCCGCGGTCGTGCGCGCGCTGCGGGTCCGTGTTCGGTGCGGCCGGGCGCGAATACTTCTGCCCGGTATGCCGCAAGCCGCACCCGCGGCAGAAGCGGAAGGCGCACACCACCGAACTATCGGTGCGGGAGCTGCAGATCGTAGCGCTGGTCAAACGGGCGCTGCCGAATAAGCTGATTGCCTTTGAACTACACCTGACCGAGGGAACAATCAAGGAATATCTGCACCATATTTTCCGTAAGCTGCGCGTGAGTAACCGCACCGAGCTTGCGCTACGGCCAGCGGCTTCAATACCGGCTGATATTCACCCGCTCGTTCGCCACGATGATCTGCCCCTCCTCGGGGTCGATCAGTAAATCCGTAATCGCCCACACGAGCGCATCCATGCGATCGTCGTGCCGTAATTCACCGCCCGGAACATACCCGCACATCTGGTCTTCCATATCGGGGAATGCGCCGGCATGATGCACGCGCCGCTGCTCATAAAGCGCCGCTACGGGTTCGGCGCGCACCATCTTGCCGCGCGAGGCGCGCACTGCACGATACGGCACCGCCGGATGTACGGCCCGGATATTCATTTCCACCAGGTCGCCGCCGTTGTTGGTTTCCGCAATGATGCGGTCGCCGTTCCACTTCAGCAGCAGCCGCAGCGCCGCGCGCGCCCAGGTATTCGGGCTGGCGCGCTGCGATTCATCGCCCAATACGTATACCTGCTGGTCATGCGATACGCCGGCGCAGACGATGCCCGTCTCGTCGGAGTCTTCCTCGGCGGTTACGGCGGGGTCGATGGCTACCACGATGCGATAGAGCGGCGGAATCTGGTCGAGGCGCACGCGCGTGGCATCGATCATGGCCATGTTCCAGAGCGCGCCGGGCACGTCTTCGAGCACTTCCGCCAGCAGCTCCTGCCGGCCGAGGCGCGTGCCTTCGTACTTGCGGATGATGCTGTCGAAGAAGGCTGGCGCTAAGTTGGCGCGATTCTCGTAACTACTGGCGCGTGTTACTACCGTATGCGGGTTTGCGATCAGATCTTTGATGAGCTTGATGGGCTTCGGCGTGGTGGTGATGACGCAGCGCGGATTGTCGCCCAGGCGCAGGCCAAAGAGCAAATTATCGAAGGCCTCGGGGAACCTCCAGGAAGCGGCTTCATCCAGCCACGAACATTCGCACTGCGGTCCGCGAAGTCGCTCCGGTTCGTCGGCTGAGAACGTATACGCTAACGCGCCAGACTGGAAAAGCACGCGCCGCTTGGACGGCTCATATAGCGGGCGCTCGATGGGCGGGAAGCACGAAAGCAAGCCGCTTTCGCCTTCCACCATCACGTCGCGCGCATCGGCCGCGGTTGGCGCGACGAGGTGGATGCGGCTGTGCACTTTCGACCACTTGCGCACCTGTTCGGCACCCACGCGCGTTTTGCCGAAGCCGCGGCCGGCCAGCACCAGCCAGTATCGCCAGTCACCCGGCGGCGCCAGTTGATTCGGGCGGGCCCAGAAGCCATCCCAGTCGTACAGAACGTGCGCGGACTGTGCTTCAGTTAACCCGCGTAGGGCCAGTTCCCGCTCTTTGTCTGGCAGCGACGCTAGCAATTCGGCTGGTGAGTAACTCGGTACCACTTAGATCTGCGACCTCGATGGGACCGCCAGCGGCTCCGGTAAGCGCATGATCTAGATTATCCCGCTGCCCGAGGAGTTGCTTACCCAGCCAGATCAGCATCGTGGCATTGCCAGCCATCGCTAACGCTACCTGCTTGCTCCGCAGGCTGATCTTGAGCTCCGCCGTGGCGCCGTCGTACTCGTCCCGGTATTCGGAGTGCTCCAGCCAGCGCTGAAACGTGCGCAGGCCGATCTTGAGGCGCTGCGCGATTTCCGGCTGCGTGGCGCCGGCGCGGGCCCACTGCTTGACCTGCTCGATATCGATCGAGAGCCGCTTATTCCGCCGGTTGAGCAAGTGCTTCCTCCTTCAGCGCGTCTTCCGCTTCGAGGCGGCGGCCGAATCTGACGTGCTCGAAGGACGCGCCACAGCCCTCGAGGTGCCATTGCGAGTTATCGAACTGCATCAGCCGCTTCACAATGACATCGCAGTATGCCGGGCTGACTTCCATTCCGTAACCGATGCGGCCCAGCTTGGCTGCTGCGATGAGCGTGGTGCCGCTGCCCATGAACGGGTCGAAGATGATGTCGCCCGGGTTCGAGAATGCCTTGATGAAGAATTCCGGGAGAGAAACTGGGAACTTAGCCGGGTGGATGGCCGAAATGTCCCGACCTTCGTTGTGGTATGCCTCAATCACATTTCCTGGCATCGCATAGCCCTTCGATATTTCCCCCTTGAAGCCAACATTTCCCTGCAAAGTTGTCCCATCGAGACCCAGAGATTTACCAGCCCTGGGACTTTTGTGCATGACGGCTGCATGGTTGAGCTTGACTTGATTCCTGGAAAAATGGAACACCGGTTCCCATTGGTTTTTAAACCGGTTAGACCATTGGCCCGGTGTCCCTTCATGCCTCCAGCAGAACTCATCCACGAAACGCCAGCCCCACTGCCGCCGGTGCGCGATGGTGAGGTCCTTCACGTACAGATGTCGTTCGCCGTCCTCCGCGCGCTCCTTGATGTTCAGAAAATAGGAGCCATCCGGCGCGAGGACTGACTCGATCCCTTCCGCCACCGCGCGGTACCACTCCACGTATGCGTCTGGCGGGATCGGACGAAAGCCGCTGGACTCGTCATACTTCCGCTGTGATGCATACGGCGGCGATGTCATGACCACGTTCGCCTTCTTGCCGGCGAACAGGCGCTGCACGTCCTCCGGCTTCCGGCAGTCGCCGCACAGGATACGGTGCGTCATGCGACGGCTTCCATGCTGCGGCTATGGCGGACGTGCTCGAATGTGGAGCCGTTGCCGTCGAGCGTGGCCTGCTTGCCAGTGAGCTTTTCCCAACGCGCGACAATCACATCGCAATAGGCGGGCGAGATCTCGAGGCCGTAGCAAATGCGGCCAGTGAGCTCGGCGGCGATGAGGGTAGTGCCGGAACCGAGGAATGGATCGTATACGGAATCGCCCGGCAGAGTGTGATTCTTGATAGGCCGACGCATTAACTCCACGGGTTTCTGGGTGCTGTGGCCGCCTTCCACGTTTTTATCCAGAGCCACTTCCCAGACGGTCGTTTGCGTCCGGTCGCCGCACCAGTGCGATGGTTTACCGTGACGCACCGCATACCAGCAGGGCTCGTGCCGATAGTGGTAATTGCCGCGCCCGATGGGAAAATGGGGCTTCGACCAGATAATCATATTGCGAATATCGAAACCGCTGCCGAGCAATGCCGAGCCACTTACGATACTGTTGGAGCCCGGCGGGCTCCAACAGTAAATCACATCTCCAGGAAATAGATTCCACGCCTCGGCCCAATCGGTACGGTCGTCGTTTGATACCTCACCTACTCTGGTAGGCGCATAGTCGAGGTGGCCTTCTTCTGCTGCCTTAACGCGCCACGATGGATCATAGCTGACGCCGTAGGGCGGATCAGTCACCATCAGAAACGGCGTGGCGTCGCGAATGACGGTCGCGGTATTCTCGGCATTCGTCGCGTCACCACAGCAGACCCGATGTTCCCCGCACAGCCACAGATCCCCGAGCCGCGATACCGGCGCATCCGGCACCGGCGGTACGTCGTCCTCGCCCGCGTTCGGCTGCAGCAACAGCCGGTCGAGCTCGCCCGAGGAGAAGCCGGTAAGCGACAGGTCCAGATCGAGCGCCCGCATGTCGAGCAGTTCGGCGGTCAGGATATCCGCATCCCACTTCGCCTCGTCGTGCGAGCGATTATCCATCAGGCGATACTGCCGCACCTGGGCCGGTGTCAGGTGCGCGGCCACCACCACGGGCGCCTCGGTCATGCCTTCCTGGATAGCGGCCAGCCGGCGCACATGGCCCACGATGATCACGCCCGCGGCATCGACCACGATGGGCTGCTGCCACCCGAACTCGCGCAGCGATTTGGCTACCGCATCGACGGCGGCCTGCGGGATCTTCCGGGCGTTCTTCTCGTAGGGGCGGATCTCGGAAAGCGGGCGATATTCGACGACCAGCTTTTGATGTAACGCCTGGTCGCCAGTCATGTATTGATAATACGCCAGTTATGCGCCGGCGGTTATAAGCCGAGCTAATATTTCGGGCCAAAGCCCGTGTCGCCCAGAACGCTGCAGGCGGTAGGGTGGACCGAAAACCACCCGCTAATGGCATGGCTGTCGATTGCCAGAATGGCCGAATTTCGCGCCAGGATGCCCAAGGATCGATCAATCGGCCCTAGGACAAGGAATTGCCCGTCCTCGGCCCTTGCGGCGCGTCCTGGGCCAAAATCGCCCTTGCCCATTCGAGTTGAATTCCGGGGTAATGCTCGGGGTCCGCGAGAATCAGCCGGGCGCATTCCAGGTTATGGGCATCGTAGCCGGACCGCTGCTTGGATAGCGGCTTCTTCTCCCGCGGGTTGATATTCAGGCGTAGCTGGCGCATCAGTTGACCGGTCCCCGCTCATACGGTAGCGTATAAACCGCCAGAAGCTGCACGCTATCGTCCGCCATACGCAGTACAGCCGTGTAGACCACCTGCTCGCATTCATCGGTATCCGCCGCCGAGGGCTGGCGGTCCCACCGGACGGCGCAGTCTGCCAGGCTACCGCCGCGCACCGTATCCGGTTCGGGCAGCCGCGCCTCGAAATCGTTGCCGCTGCGGCAGACGTGCTTCAGCACTTGCCTCATGCGGGCCGCCCGTGCGAAGGCTTCACGTTGACTACGAACAGCCCGCGGTTCGCCGGCCGGTCAAAGCCGATGTACCTGGCCTTGGCTTCCTCGAGGTGGGCATTGCAGACCAGCATGCCGGGCACGCGATCGCCCTCGCCGCAGATCATGCAATAGATTTTCGTATTCGGCTTGGCAGGGCCGATGGAGATAGACGGGTTCTCGTCATAGGCGCTCATGCTTCTCCCTTTCGTGCTTGCGCACTTCGTTTGCCACTACGATCGGAAGGGTAGTCAAGTAGAGCTTCGCGCTGTGCTGCTTGTCTTTCGTCGCGGTGACGATGAGTTTGGCCAGGATCTTGTCGGTAAGAACCAAGCCGTTGGTGGCCGTATCCCGGTGTGCCTGGATGCCGCTCTCGATCACCTGCTGGCGCAGGGCAGGTTCGGTAGTCGGGAACTTATTGGTGATTTTCGCGTCCGTTTCCGGCCACAAATCCAATGCCGGATAACAGCACTTATCGGTATTACCATTACCCACTGCGGCGGCGTGCGGCGGTGGTTCTTCCGATGGATGCCGCGCGCGGGATGCCGCGCGAGTCTTACCTACGCCGCCGCTCGCAACGCCGTTTGGCTCAGGATCTGGCACTGGCAAGGCACTGGCTCTGGCTAAGGCAGGTGCGAGCTCGGCTTCCGAAACGGGAAGCTCAGCTTCCGAAATTGTACACACTTTCCAGCCAACTGCATGATTCGATTGGAGCGGACTTTTGCCTTCCCGGTGCAGACGCTGGAGTACGGACCGGTCACAGTGCTCCGACCACCCGTGTACCACCCACCTCTGCCCAGACGAAGTGGTAGCGAACTCGAGTGAAGTGGTAGCGAACTCGGGCGAAGTGGTTGGCATCCGGTCGATCCACCCGGATGAAGCCAGTGCGGCGAGGAGTTTCGCCGGTTTGCCGCGCCAAGCCATCCCGGTGGCAATTCGCTTATCGGAATAGCGTCCGATATCGCCCTCGGGTGCATACTGCGCGGTGAAGTGAAACAGCATTTCGAGCAGGCCGACCGCCGCATATTTCGGGACACCCAGGATATCGGCGAGCATCAACGTTTTCGGATGATCGGGTCCTCCACGCTTCATGGATACAATTCTCCTCCGGTACTAGATCTGATGGTAAAGCCATCCTCCAATGGCTTCAGCCGGGCCGGACAGTGGAGGCTGTCCGGTGGACCGGCTGACGGTTGCTTAAAAGAGCCAACCAGTTTACAGTATGTACCCGGCATCAACCGGGCGCGAAATTAATCAAATTGCAACTTATTATGTGCAGAAAAGTACCACATGTCAAGAGAAAAGTACTAGCGATTACGGTAGTATTCCCCGTACCAGGGGGGATTCCATGAAGGTATTATGCGGGTATTCCCCTTACGGGATTTCCCTGGTAGACGGGTGCCCAGAAAGACGGCGGATGAGTTCCTCGGCCGCCGACCAGTTGCGCTGGTCCCGGCGAAGGTTCAGAGTATCGGTTTCGTTGGCCGGCACGGTCTCGCCGGGCAGGAGCACGCTCTGGATGAAGCCTTCGAGATGCTTCTGTAGCTCGGCTAATAGTCTGATCGCAGACGATGCCTCGCGATAGGTGAGCATGACTGGCTCACGCTTGTCTTTCATTTTCGATTCTCCTATTTCCCTTCCCTGCCGTACCGGCGATTGAACCGGGCCCACTGGAACGGTAAATCCGCCTTGATCTTATCTGGCTGCTTGGCGGCTTCTTCCCGGATGTTGTTCTCGAAGAATTTCAAGGAATTGATTTTGGCGCGCGTCCTGTTACGGCCGGTGAGGATCGCCAGCGTCAGACAATCGACGCCGAACTCGCGATACTTGGCGAGGAACTCACGGTCTCGATCGGTGAAGGTGTTGCCGGTGGCTTTTTCGTAAAGTTCAGAAATTGTCCGATCATCATCATCAATCATCAGATCAAGACTGGGTAGATTTCTACCCAAGGTACCCAAGGTAGCTTGGGTAGACTGGGTACCCAGTAGCGTTTCGACGCCGCGCATGACGGCCTCCGTTACGGTCAGTCGGTTGTCGAACGCATACCGCCTCAGATTCTCCAGTAACTGTTGTGGCAGCTTGAGGTTCAGTTGCTCCCGATTATCCTTCCATTTTGGCTTTTTAGGCTCCAAATCCGGTAAATTCTCAGAAAGTTCGAATCCAGCCTGGGTACCCAGAATAGACTGGGTAGCTTGGGTAGACTGGGTACCCAAGGTACCCGGCGATTGGGTAGACTGGGTACCCAGTTTGGGTAGACTGGGTACCCAGTTTTTAACTGGCTTGGGTACGGCTTCTGGCGTAACGCTCAGGTTCACCATGTCCGAGTAACTGAACTTCGATAGCGGCTTGCTGCTCATGCGGTCGCCGCCTCTTCCTCCGGCACCTCGCATTCGTGGGCTGCGGCTTCCACGAGGTCCGGCGGCACGGTCGTGTACTTTAGCCTCTTGGACATATTCCAGGCATGGGCTGCGATCGTGAGCGCATGGCGCGGTACGCCGCGGCTGAACTCGAATATCCGGGCGCAGCCCTCGGCGTCGAAGGGATTCTTAATGCCGGCGCGCTGGCAGCGGAAGGCGATCATGCGGGCGGTTTCCTCCGACGAAAGGGGATTGAGCATACACGGCGCAAAGATGCGGCTGCGCAGGGCTTTGTTGCGCTTGGCGAGGATGCGGTCGCGCAACTCCAGCGTGCCTCCCATGACGATCTGCAGTAGCTTGTCGGTATAGGTCTCGAAGTTCAGCAGCGCCCGGATGATTTCCAGGAGCTCGGCGTTCAGGCGTTGTGCCTCATCGATGAACAGAACCACGTTGCGGCCGGCCTTGTATTCCTCCACCAGCCACTCCTCGAAGGCCGCGTGCTGGGCCACCTGCGAGCGCCTGGGCTCCAGCCGGAACTGCGCGCAGATGGCCTTCAGGAAGGCGTACTTCGACGGATACTCGGTCTGTACCAGCAATCCGGTCGTGCAGCCCGCCGCGTCGTACTCCGCCAGAAGGAAACGCAGCACCGAGCTCTTGCCCACGCCGTTATCGCCGAGGAGGAGAGCGAGGCCTTGCCGCTCCGCGATAGTGAAGCGGATCTTCTCGAGGTGGCCGAATATGGCTTGGGTCACGTACAGCAAGTTTGGGTTTGGGGAAATGCCGAACGGTGATTGCATTGGCATAGCATAACCCCGAATTGAACGTAAATCAAGGTTTCTTTAGCACGATCTAAAAAGGGTAACGGATTTGCCAGCAAACGCCATTTGCCAGCAAGTCAGGGAAGCGTAGCCTCTTCATCCGCCGCTATCCGCGCCAGCGCATCGGCTAATGCAGCCGTTTCCGCGCGCTGGACCGCCGCGCGCTCCCACCGGCCGGCATTCTCGCTTTCGGCTACCGTGAACTCGCGGCGCCAGCGGGTGAGTGCCGCATAGTTCTGGGCTTGCTCGAAGGTGGAAAGCTGCGGCATTCAGTCGAGTGCGCCCAGCTTGCGCGCGGCCTGCATTACCTGCTCAACGGCCATCGCCGGGCTGTACGCGACACATGCCTGGCCGGCCCAGGTATCGAAGAACCGCTCCTGCGCAGCGGTGAGCGTGCGTCTGGAGGGTGACAGGCTACCGTCCTTGCATTCCAGAAATAGATTGACGCCACGAAAACCTACCGCCAGATCCGGCACTCCGTCGCCGACCGCCGCCAGCGATCGCACGGAAGCCCCGATGCCTTCCAGGGCTTTCACGATCTCGGCGTGGTTGCCGTCGGTGCGCCCGCGTTGTCCGGTCTGCCGCATACCTCAATCGTTGGCCGCCCCGACTGCTTCCATCTGCTCCTGCGTTGCCTCGACGCCCGGCAGCACCTCTTGTTTGGTGTAGCTGACGGTGAGCGAACATTTTCCTTCGCCGATCACGGCCATGAATTCCTCGAGCTTCCGCGCGCCGGCCGGATCGTTGAACACCGCCGTAAACCGCAACTCCAGCCGGTGCCCTTTGCCCTGTTTGCCCTCGAGCTCCAGGCGCACGATTTCGAACTTGAACAGCCGGGAGATATCCAACTCCATGGCGTGCTTGCGCAGCTCCTGCTCCTTCGGCACGAGCTCGAGAGCTGTAGCCGATAAGTCGCCCTCGGGCTGCGCGCCGGTAAGCCATTCCGGGACGTCGGACCATCCCATGGTTTTCATGACGGCTTGGGAAAGGCTGCTGGAGAAATCAGCCTTGCTTCTGGTTTGGGTGCGGCAGAACCCGAGAAGTGTTACGCCGCTGAAGGTCAAGCGCATCGTCTTGCTCCTGCTTCAGTAGATGGAAAGCATTACGCCACGTTTGCGAGCCCGTGCGGCTGCTGCCGAACAGGTCGCGGATCAACAGAAATAACCGGCACATGCCACTACTGCCGCTCCCCTCTCCGAACCGCGGGCCCTCCCCCATGGAAAACCCGCTCAGTTATGGCAAGCGGCAGTAGTCGCATCAGCCGGCCGCGGGCGTGGGCATCTCGGCAACGGCAGTTTTCGCCTTGTTGCGCGCACCCGGCGGACGGCCCCGCTTGGGCGCCTCGGCATCGATCGCAAACCGCCGCCGCACAATTGAGTTGATGGTGGCCTGCATGGTGGTGATATCGCCCGCGGCGCGGTCCATGAAATATCCGATAATTCGGTCTTCTTCTGATTCTGTTCTGCGTCTGCTCATAAATCCCTTTCTATGCCGCTACAATCTTCGGCGGCTTGGTGCTTTCGACCGGGCGCGCGGGCGGCTCCGGCGTGCCGTGCTGCCCGGAATGCGCCGCATTGAATTGCTTGATACGTTCCTGCTCGGCATCCCATTTCGCCTGGGCCACGGCGGCTTCTGCATCGGGCATCGGAGTCATGCCGAAGAACCCCGTCCAGAACGATAACGGGCGCATCCAGGGCCGCCCGGAGCTCACGCCTGCTTCTACCTCGCGCCGCTCGTCGCGCTCACCGCTCCACACGCACCTGCCGCATACTGTCGGATTGCCCGAGCCGTGGCCGGTCAGGATGCCGCAATAAAGGCAGTGGCAGGGCCTCATGCCTGCTCCTCGTAAGCCGCGGAGAAGGCGCGGTCGCCGGCTTCGGCCAGCGCGTCCTGTTCCTCGGCCGCCTCGGCATCGTCGATGAGCGCGTGGAGATCGAGGTAGTTCACGCCTTCGGAAAGCGCCTGGCGCGCGGCAATGACGAACTGGTTCTCGGCTTGCGCGTGGGTTACGGCGGCGAAGGCGGGCTGCTGTGGGCTGCTCATTGTGCGCTCCAGAGGCCCAGAGTCCGGCATTTCCTGACCTGGCGCAAATCATTTACGCTGAATTCCCCGATGGCCTTGCGTTGCAGGCGCTGGCAGAGCGCCTCATCCATCGTCATGGAATGCTCCTGCCGCTTGGCCAGAGCCCGCTCGCCCGCGTGGCTGGCTGCGTCCTCGGCAATGCGCGCTTCAATGCGGTTATCTTCTTCGGTCGGCCTATTGGCCATCACGACAGCCCCGAAGAATGCAATCCCCGCGGCTATGAGGAGTTTATGTAAGAGTGGCATATAAATAATGTTACTATTATTTATGTGCGATAGCAAGTATATTCGGACATGCGGATCACTTTATTTCTATGTGTGCGCCGCGCGGTTCCAACTGCGCGCCGGGCACGCCCGCCTGGCCGGAACCGCCGCAGCTTGAGCACTTCTCGCCATCGGATGAGAACGGCTGCAGCCCGTCGCCGCCGCACGCTTCGCACTTCGCCTGCAGCGCCTCATAGATTCGCGCCGCCCGCGGCGTGCGGATCAATGGCACTCCGGCCAGCGGCTCGAACCGGCTCAGCATCTCGCGCCAGATTTCGCCCGGAATACTCCCCACGTAATCGCAATACTCCTCGGGCACGAGCAGCGGATCGCTGATGGTAACCGCCTGGCGGCCGCCGTTGCCCTTGAGCAGCAGCGCTCCGGTGCGGCCCTCGATCTTCTTGCGATCGCCGCCGGTGAACGTCTCCATCACCGACTGGCAGGCCCGCTTCAGCCGGGCGCTGCGCTCCTTCCAGAGCCGGGCGCGCTCGGCCTGCGCCGCGGCTTCCTCCTTCGCGGCGGCTTCCATCATGGCGCAGTGTTTCAAGTACCCCAGGATGTTGTCTACCTTGCGCACCTCCTGCTGCGCGTATTTGACCAGCTCGCCTTCGATGACCGCGATGTCTTCCGGCTCGGTGGCCTCCTCGCGCATGTCCATCAGTTGGGTGATGGCGTCTTCGATGTGCCAGAGCGACAGCGAGGTATTGGGTGCCGCGCTCATGCGACCACCTCCGCATCGACCGGCTGGCCCTCGCCGGCCATGTCCGTTTCGCGCTGCGCCTCATACTTCTTCACCAGCGCTTCCATCTCGCGGTAGCAGGCTTTCGCGCGGTCCTTATCGCGAAACTCGTTGCTGTGTTTTACGCCGAAGTTACGCAGCAAATCATAGTAAAGCGAGGTATGCGGGCCGAGCCGTTCTTTCAGTGCCTCGAAGCCCTTCACCATCTTTCCGATGTCGAGTGGCCCGCCGTTGATCGGGCTGGCCTCCTCGCGCTGCTTATCCAGCTTCGCCTGCTCCTCTTTGATGCGCCGCTGCGCCACGTCGTTTTGCGCCTGCGGCATGGCGATAACTTCGCCGTCCTCGTCCACCGTGGCGCCGAGCTCCTCGGGCAGATACACCGGCATTCCGCTGGTAACCTCGGGAGTAAACCACTTAGTACCGTTGCTTACCGCGCGGGCAAACAACATATTGCGCGGGAACTTCTTGTACATATCCGAGTACACGCCCGCCTGCTTGGCATCGGCCTCGGTGAAGGACGACGTGCCCAGCTTCGAGCGCTTCCCGGTAGCATCCGGCTTGCTGAGGAAATCGAGCGTGCAACCGTCCGATTCCAGGCGCACGACCTTGAAATCGTAGCCGTGCGCGCGCACCCGCGAAGCCATCAGATTAGCGCCCATGGCCACTTTCCCTTTGATTATGGAAATTCCCATCATTGAGGCGATCGGCGGGATGCCGAGCTCGGCGCCAGCCATCACCTTGACGGCGGCCTGGCCATACTCCCGGGCATCGGAGAAGTATCCCGACTTCGCCAGAAGCTCACCCAGTTGTTGCACGTTGGTGATGGCCTCGGAGCGGGGAATCAGGCCAACCGTATCGATGCGAACGATGTCCGTGCTCATGCTGTCACCTCATTGTGGCGATCCGTCGTCTTGGGTGTCGCCGTCTCTCCTAGGATAAACTGGACATCGACAACCGCGCCGGCCTCCAATTCGCTGAAGTGCTTTTGCACGTATCTATGCGCGACGTAGTACGTGCGTGGGTTCTGGCCCCACTCAACCGGATCAATGGCACACTTGCAGGGCGATCCGCCGTTGATCTTACAGAGCACCACGTATTCGCTCTGGTCCTCGTAAGTGCGGCCATACCCGGCCATGGCGAGTAGCCAGCGCTCCTGCTCCTCGCTCGATCCCAACTGCACAGCGAGCGCGGGAATGAATGTCCCAGCGTCTCGAATCTCGATGATGATAGCCTTCATTTATATGCGCTTCCTTGGGCGCTCGGTAAGCCGCTTCCGGCATAATTAATATTACTATTCTTTCAGTGCCATAGCAAGCGTTCTGCATAAAATAAATTGCAATATTCTTTTGAAGTTGCTAGGCTTGGGAACGGATGCCCATGCCGCCCAATGTAGCCGTAGCCCTGGACCCTAAATTGCGCAAACGGGCGCAGGCCGCAGCGAAGCGGGCGCGCCTTTCGCTATCCTCGTGGATAAGTGCGCTGATCGCGCGGGAGCTCGGCGTGGAGTGGGAGCCGCCGCGGCTCGGACGGCCGCCGGTGAAGCCAAAGAAAGAGGACTTATGATCGATCCGCGACGGGTAAAGCTGGGCAAGCTGGCTCCGAAGGTGGAACCCAAGCGCCGCCTGCTCCTGGAGAAGTATCTTCGCGTGGTGCCGCAGCCGCCGGCCGAGTGCGACTGGACCTGCGGCATCACGGACTGGGGAATGATGCTGAACGATCGCCTCGGCTGCTGCACCATAGCCGCCAAAGCGCACGCCATCCAGACCTGGACCATGAATCTCGGCTGTGAGGTTACGGTGCCGGATTCCGCTATCCTTGCCGCCTATCAGTCGGAGTGCGGATACGATCCGGCCCAGCCGGCCACCGACCAGGGCGGCGTCGAGGTCGAGGTGCTGAATATCTGGCGCCAGAAGGGCTTCGCCGACCATAACCTGTTCGCCTATGCCGATCCGAAGCCTTCAGACCGGTTGCACGTCGAGCAATCCATCTGGATGTTCGGCGGCGTGTACATCGGCGTGTCGCTGCCGCTGACGGCCCAGCGCCAGGAGGTTTGGGACGTGGTATCCGGCGACGGCTCGGCCCCTGGCTCGTGGGGCGGCCATGCGGTATTCTGCCCGGCGTATACGCCGACCGGGCCAACGTGCATCACCTGGGGCGGCCTGCAGTTAATGACGTGGGCATTCTGGGATAAGTACTGCGACGAGAGCCACACGCTGTTTTCGTATGACTGGCTGGACTCCAGCCTCGTCAATCCGCATTTGATCGACAAGGCCACGCTCGAGGCGGATCTGCTGGCGGTGTCGTCATAAAAGGAGAATCACGAATATGCCATCCCCCATTGATTGGTCGCAATGCCCGGCGGTAGAAAGCATCCCTGGCAAAGTCAGCGGCGCGTGGGTGTTCAAGGGTACGCGAATGCCGGTACAAACGGTCTTCGCAAATCTTGAGGCCGGCATGTCGCTTCAGGAGATCACCGAAACATACGATGTAACGGCAGGCGAAATCATTTCCGCTGTTCACTTCGTCGTAGAAAGCCTGGAGAAAGAACCCACCTACGCCTAATGAAAATCCTATTCGACAACGGCACGCCGAGGCCGATTGCCCGTTGTCTGATCGGACACGAAGTAATCCATGCGCGACGGATTGGCTGGCATGAACTAGAGAATGGCGAGTTAATCCGGCGGGCCGAGGAAGCCGGATACGACCTGCTCCTCAGCACCGACAAGCGTATTCGCTACCAGCAGAATCTTTTTCATCGGAAAATCGCACTGGTGGTTCTTGGCAATCAGCAGTGGCCGAGCGTGCGGCTGCATCTCGATAGGGTCGCCGCTGCCGTGAACGCTGCTACGCCCGGAAGCTATACCGAGGTAGAGATACCTTACTGAACGCCCGCGGTAGCCGCCAGCACTGCCGCGATGTTCGCCCCGATATCGCTACCGTCCGAACCAGCCGCGTGATACGGGCTGGTGGGTGCCAGCGCATATCCGGCAAGGTTCGTGCCCGCCACCGCGCCCGCATAATCGACAAATCCCACGAGGCCCCAGTCGAGCGCCGAGCACGCCGTCGAGTAGCTGTTCGCGTAATTGCAGGGAATGGTCTGCGACGATGGCGTGGTGGTCGAGACGACCGACCATAGCTTATTGGCAATCGGATAAGCTACGCCGGCGGCGCAACCTACGCAGGACTTGGGCCACGTATCCCCCACAAAAACATCGTTGGTCACCACCGAGCCCAGGATGAAGTTCTGCAGCACCATCAGCGGATTGGACGAGTTCGCGCCGAGCGGGCCGCCCGCAATATTGTTGGTGTAGGTAAATCCGGTATTGGTCGAGGGCGGCTGGTCGCCGATCCAGGCCGCCTGGGCCGCGCCGTTGGTGCCGGTGTTGATACAGGTATTGTGATCGATGGTGACGTTCGCGGACGGCCCATCCACCAGCAGACATGCGCCCTTGGTGTTGCCCCACTTCGGCGATAAATCCCACAGCAGGTTATTGCGCCAGAGGATGCGCTGCGTGGCCGTAGTCGAGAATCCGTTGAGCGAAAAGCCGCCGGCTCCGTGCTCGCAACGGTTATTCGAGAACGTCACGTCGAGCGCCGTCTGCCCGCTAAAGATATTGATGATGGCGCACTCGCCCTGACCCTGCGGAACCGCATAGCTCATCAGGTTGGAATCGACCAATAGACGCTGGCAGCTTTTGCACTCGAAGTTATCCTTGACGTCGTAGCACTGCGGCAACGGGGAAGCGCCGCAGCCAGGCGGCCCGTGATACCAGGCCGGCAGCTTCGCCAGATTATTCCGGTAGGTGATGATGTCCGACGGCACCATGCCGGCCGGAGGTGCCGCGCCGCAGCCGCCGAACATGATGTTCTCGCCGGTGGCCTCCAGGTAATTGTTCTGGATCAGGAACGGGCCGCCCGCGCACGCAATGACCGCCTGCGTGTCCTGGTAGCTGTTGATGAATCCCCACACCTGCGAGTTGATGAGCGCGAAGCCGGCCGAGTCGGCGAAGAACCCGCGCGTCGATGGCAGGCCGTTGCCGCGCACCAGGCAGCGGTCGAACACGATGTTCTTCGGTAACGCAGCGATCGACGTAGCGCCCGCGCTCAGCACCACGGCGTTGTAGTTGCCGGATACGCCGGGCGCGATAGTCACGCCGATGCCGGCGAAGTACCAGAAGGCGGCGCCGGGCGCGAAGCCGAGCGCCTGCGTCGTATTCGGGGTGATGAGCGTCGGCGTCAACGCCACCTGCGACTGCTGGACTTCGATGCCCGCCGGCAGCGAGGCGATCGCGGAGCTCGACACCAGGATCTTCGTCGCCGCAGTGCAGACGGCCGCCGCGGTGAAGTTGCCGGTCCACGAGGCGCCCGCATCGAGCACCAGGTTATCGCCGCACTTGGCTGCGGTGAGGGCGGCTTGCAGGTTATCGCCCGCATGAACTGCCACGGTGCGCGTGGTAACCGGATAGGTGGTATCGACGAATGCCTTGGGTAGCGCGGGCACGGTCACGCCCGAGGGCAGCGGCGGTAGTCCGGTAGGCGCCGGGCCGGTGGTGACGGCGGGCAGTGTGGGCAATGGCAGGAGATTGCAGACGAACGACACGGTGGAGGGCGAGGTGGTTACCGTAGCGGTCTGGCAGATCTGGCCATAAGCGCACGCGCAGAATAGCAGGGCGATCAAGTACCTCATGGTTGAATTATAGGAGAGGTTTGTCCGATATCGGTACTATATGAGGGATTGCATAAGTTGCTGTATCACGCGCCAGCCATCATCCTCGGCATTCTTGCCGCGCTTATGTTGGCCTATGCCCTTCTGTCGGGATTCTTAATCTGGAATGTCCCCTCGTAGCTACCACGTCGCCAGCGTTGCCCGCACCCACGTATGTGCCGCCACGCATACGTACAAATGCGTGCCATCGTAAGCGACCTGCCCCGCGTTTCCCGCAGCTCCAGCCGTGGCGGGAACCGTGTTGTTCCAGGTCAAGAGTTGATTCCCGTTCCCGGTGCGGTCAGTCGCCTTGATCTGGTCATACGCGATGTTCCCCCGCTGCGAGTTCGGAGGCACGGGCGCCACTCCCTGGTACAGGTACAACTCGCCAACGTTCGTATATTGGCCGCCGTTGCTTTGGGTGATGTACAGCCGGAAATACCTGTAGGCGGTGGTCGCCGTGGCGCAGGTGTAGGTATTCAGTGCGCCGGAGGTCCACGATGTGATGCCGGTGCGCGAATCCACGGTGGTCCAGGTGGTTGCATCGTTGCTGCCCTGCATCTCAAAATCCAGCGGTCCCCGGGAGGCATCGTTGATCCCGATGGCGTAGGACCCGAGCACCTGGGCGCTGCCCAGATCGATCATCAGCCAATCGACATTGCCGGTTAGGCCTGGACTGTTGGTCCCAGTCCATCCAGGCGTACCTGTCACGGTTCCGTCGAAGGCATTCCATGGAGCGAAGCCGCCGAAGCCGTAAGCGGTTGACGCCGAGACGACAAATGGCGAGTGGCTAGTGTCTGAAGTTAAATCGTGAGGTCCAAGCTCGGTAGGCATATTAGTGCGTATATTCCGCCATTACCCAATCGTCGGCCCGCGGCGCCACGGTGAACGTGATGGCCGCCCCGCTGATCGAATAATCCGCGCCGGTAGCGGGCGAGCCGAAGCCGGGCGACTGCTCCACTCCGTTCAGCGTGAGCAGCAGCGACTCCGGCGGCGCGGGCGCATCGGTCAGGGTAAACGTAACGTTCGCGCCGTCGAGCGTGCCGGCTGGCGCCTCGCGCGCAAAGGCAATCGCCGCGGTCGAGCTGATAGTAGTATTGCCGAAGCCGTCATCGACTACCGTAACGCCCGTGCCCGGCACCAGATTTAACTGCGTCTGAACAGCGTTCTTGACCCCATCGGTTTCGAGCAGTAGCGCGCCCGTGGGAGGCGGCGCGGCGGCACCCACGCTGCCACTGCCCGAACCGCCGCCGGTCATGTACTTGATGGCCGTTTTCCAATCGCCGATCAACGCGCCGGCAATCGCGGTTACTTCCCAGAACTTCAATTGCCCGGAGGTTCCCAGCTTGACCGACTGCACCACGTAATCTTGATTCGCCACGGCCCCGAGATCGATGGTGATGGCCTGCGCCGGCACGAGGCCATCCCGGAAAGTCTTGATGTTTACCGCCTGGGCCATGTAGCTGAAATACTTGGTAATCGATTCCGCGATATCCGAGCCGGGTGCCTGCGCGGGCGTGCCTTGGACTAAGGGCAGGCCGCTCGTGACATCGAGCGTAACGTCGTACTCGCCGCTGCCGCCCTCGACCGCCTGGCGCTCCGCGATGGCCGAATCTTCGTTGAACGGTTGCAGCACGCCTACCTGCGGAGCGTATGTCACGTAAATCGCCGCGGTAATCGTGATGGCCGGTTGCGATGCATCTTGCGTGATCTGGTTCGAACCAGGCGACCAGTACCACTCGAAGCCCGTCTGCCCGACCACGCCGACCGTCTGCGATTGCACATGGTTCGCGGGCGGTACAGGCGTGCCGACCGGCGGGCAGATCATAGGCGGGTGCCCGGAATTGCCGGGATAGTAGAGAATGGTCGGCGCCGCCCCGCAGGGAAGCCCGAGCGTAAATGATTTTATGGAACTGTCGCCGGTAAACCGCTGCGTCTTTACGGGAAGCAGCTTATTAAAGCTGATATAGGCCGAGTTGGCATACTTCTCGCGCGTGGTGGCATTGCTCACCTCCACCAGTACATTGGCGTCGCTCAGATCGGACTGGCTGATATTCCAGGGCGCCGGTGCGCTCCCCTGGATCTCGAAGTGGAAGCCCTTGCGCGGATCGATGTAAAACCAATAAGCCGATGGCCCGTCATTGATGTAAGAAAGCAGGCTCGATAGTGCATCGTCGAAGGTAGTGTCCGCCGTGAAGGTGATTCCGCCGACTACTGGCCCCGGCACCACATTCTCGATATGGATTCCCTCCGGTCCCATGATGAAGGCCAGCAGATCCTCGGCAATCACGTCCGCCGTAGTATCGGAATACGTGACGCTCGGGGTCTGCGGAGCAATTGCGGTAGACGTTACGGTGAGCACGTCCGCGCCGGTTAACGTGGGACCGCCGGGGTCCTGGAACAGCAGACTGCCGAAAGTGTAATACCAGTCGAATCCGCCGAGGCCCGGATGATTGGGAACGGGACCCATGCCGGACTTATAGGGGAGTTGATTGGTTGGCCCGAATGTTTGCGCTACACCGTTCAGGGTGATGGTTGTGATGGTAAGCGGTGGTGGGGTGCCGAGATTGAAATACCCCTTGGCATCAAACAGGATGCCGCCTGGATTACTCCCTGTTACCTCGGTGCCGCCGTTATAATCTACCGAAGTGATTACGTCCGGGAAGGCATTGGCAAGGCCCAGAACGCGGTGCGACAGAATCGAATTCCAGGAGCGACATTCCACTTTGCAGATATATGCCGTCGTTCCCGGAATGTTGCTCACCTCGACCTGCTCAATCGAGCCGCCGAAGATATCGCCAGGCTGGCTGCCAAAGAACCCAGCACCGGCGCCGCCGATATATGTTCCAAGCTGCAGGACGAAGCCGCTGCCAAGCGCTGAGAAGTGCCCGCGCTCAATCGTCGCGTATGTGGCGGGATCGCCATCGTTCGCATTGCCTGCATCCAGCACGTCGCCGCTCGATCCTGGGACCACGCGCACGAAGGAAGGCCGCAGCCGCGCGGTGGAGCCGTCGGCGAAGGTGACATCGATCCAGGTCTCGTAGATCAGGAGTTGGGCGGGCGTGCCCGAAGCATCTCCGAATATTGAGCCCTCGATATCGAACTGCGCATGTAGCGCGCCCGCCTGGAGGCCGGCCAGGGCATCGGAGCTCAGCGTGGTTGTGTCTGTCCGCTTGACCCATCCCGGGCCGTTGTCAAAGATCCAGGGAGATACGCCGCCGATCAGCGCTATCGTGCCAACGTAAAACGCCGCATACGCCTGATAGCCGGCACACTGGTTGAATGCGGAGACCACCGAAAGCGTGGCGCTGGCTATGTGGGATGATGTAGGCGAGGAAACGATATTGCTATCCGTCATCAGGACGGGTTGCCCAACCTGCGGAACGAATGTTACGAGCGGCGATAACTCCGATTGCGTGAAGACATCGAAGTTGAGCGTCGGCGCGGTGGATAATGAAGCCTCGAAATCGATGGACCCTTCCGTTATGTGGTAATCCGGGTCACCCTGAATGGGACGGTAGATAATCGCCTGTCCTATGGCGATGTCGAAATCCGGCGCAGCGCCCAGCGTGGCGTGGGTCGAATCCGTAACGGCGGCGATCGTCGTCCAGAGCGATGTCCATAACTCCGGCGATCCGCCGTCGCTGCCGCTCACCTGAATTACGTTGCCGACATCGGAGGCGGCCAGCGTGGCGCCCGATGCGGCAATCGTAAGAGCCGTGCCGCTGGTGGATGCGCTTACGTTCACGTATCCGAGCGATATGGTGAGGGTGCTGGCGCTATCTCGTGGCGGGAGATAAGTGGGATTCGTGCCCATGCCCTACCACTTGGCGTTGATGCGCCGCGCCTGCTTCACGGCCGAGTTCATGATCTTATCCACGAAAGGCTTGCCCGGGGTGCCGTAGAAATGTGCGCCATCAAAATTAAGGTGTATGTCGCCGCCGCTATTGTTCACCGTGCTTGCCGAGAACGACGAAGACGATCCGCCGATCGAGGGCAGCGCTACGCGGTTGTTCATCTGATCCGCGGTGAATACATGCTCGCCGCCGTGCGCCAGGATCATTTGCGGACTTCCCAGTGCGCCTCCGACCGTTCCGCCCTCCTGGAATGCAGCCAATCCTTCAAATGACATCACCTCCCCGAAGGCTGTCGCCGCAGCGGCGGGCGCCAGGCCGAGTCCAATAATTGGAATAGCGGCCGTCGCTGCGAATGCCGCTGCCGCCGCTACGCCTGCCCATGACGCAATCTGCGCCGCTGCTGCCAGCTTTACCGCTGCCGTGGATGCAGCCGCAGCGGTAGTGGAAGCGGTGGATGCCGTAGTTGCAGCGGTAGCCTCGGTGGCGGATGCCGCGGCTGCGGCGGTCCCTATGTGCAGGTGCGCGGCTACCCAAGCCGTGACCTCCGCAGCGATTTGCTTTTCTATCGGCCCGAACAGCGCCGTAATCATGATCTTCAGAATGCCTTCGCCGAGGGTTTGGAAAATGGAGGTGACGGTAGATGCCATACCCTTCCAATGAACGATGTCCGAAGCAATCCCGCTGTTGATGCTGTTGAACATCTGGTTCATTTCCTGGGATACCTGCCTCACCACCGGGCTCAGCTTTTCGAGGTCCTTCACCATGTCGGTGGACATCTGCGCCGAGCTGATAATGCCCATCTGCTGCGCTTCCCGCAGATCGGCCATGTGCTGCGTGATGCGCTGGATTTCGTCGTCTGCTTTGGTGATATCGGGATGCGCCTTCAGCCAGGCTTCCTTCATCATGTCGCCGGCGCGAGAAGCGGTAATGGCCGTGCCCGCGAGCGCCGTGTTGATGTCGTCGACGTTCCTGGCGTATTGCTGCAGGGCGGATAATTCATCCCGCTGGCCGAGGCTTTTCATCACGCGGTCGAGTGCCGCTATTGGCCCCAGTGCGGCCTGCGCCCCGGTGCTTAGCGTGGCACTCCACTGCTTGGCATCCTGCCCCGAATCGTTCAGCATCTTGCTGACGTTGCCGATGCCGAGCTGGACCGCGTTGAGTTGCGGTACGGCCGTGTCCATCTTGAAGGCGTCGGCATTGGCGGCCAGCTCCTCGTGATACTTGGCGAACTCGGCGATGGTCTTCTGGATGGCCGATTCCTGGTCCTTGAAGGTTTGCAGGATGATCGCGCTGGCGATCTGGGCGCCGGATGCGCCGCCGGAAACGTCTCCGAAATTGAAGGGCTTGAATTTGTCGGCCGCCTCGGTCGATTCCTTTACTGCAAGCGTAAAGGTGTGAATGCCGGTAGCCGTATCCGCAACGAAGCCGGTGGCCTTATGGAACGAATCGACCAGTGCCTCGACTGCATGACGGTAGGCTACCTGATCCCCGGAGTTGGCAAGCTGTTGGTTCAATTCGCGGAGTTTGTCCCGAAACTCTCCGGTAGCCGGAATGATCTGATTGGCGCGGGCAGCAAATGCTTCGAAGCTCTTTTCCGCGGCCAGGATTGCGCTGTCGGCCTGCTGCAGCGATCGCGCCAGCGTGACCGCAGCGTTCGCCAGCTCGATAATCTCGAAGGCCGCTACCACCAGGCCCTTCGTGCTGAGGGCCGTTACAGCGATGGAAAACAGCATCACGGCATCGCGCGCCCCGAGGAAATCAGGCGTAAGCGCTCTGAGCCCGTTCGCCAGGTATTCGATATTGCGAATCGCATCGGTGGCGAACTTGATGAACTCCAGCGCCGCCGGTGCGATGGATTTGCCGATAGCGTCGAAGAGAAAATCAGCCTGATTCTTGAGATTCTGCCACTGATCCTTGATGTTCCCGGAGTCAGTCGCCACGACGCCCGCGAACTTGTGCAGTGCCTCGATAATCACTTCTTGGCGGCTCGCCTGGTCCATGGCCTTGAACTGCTTGGTCACTTCGCCGAGAGCCACGCCCATCACGTCGGCCATCTGCTGAGCGGATAGGCCGATGCTGTTCAAGCTGCGCGAGGCCATCGTACCGTTGGTGATCATGGTGGTCAGCTTGAATGCCACCGTGTCGATATCCGTGCCGAATGCCTTGGACGGCCCCGCCGCCGCTTCGAGGAGCGCCGGGATGCGTTCTAGCTCGATGCCCGCGGCCTGCATCCGCACCCGGGCAGTGAGTAATTGCGGGAATGACAGCGCATCCGCCGTCGCCATGGCCTTGAGCCGTTCGATGGTCCTGTCGGCGTCCTCCGCGCTTCCGCCTAATACGGTAAGGGCGCGGGTCACCATCTGTACGTTGGCGTAAACCTCGACGCATTCGGAGGCGAACTCTTTCAGCGCCTCGATCCCGATTTCAATGCCGGTGAATTCGAGCAGCGTTTCGAGTAGCGAATGCGCCCCTTCGTGCGCCTCCTTGGCGTGTTCCCCGAGATCATGGATAGGAGCACCGGCAGCTTGCGCCGCTTCGCCCGCCGCCTGCACCCCGGCAGTAAACGGCTCGATCTCAGTAGTGAACAGGTTCAATTGCCCGGCTGCATCGGCGAAGGGGATGTTGTCGGCCGCCGCGCCGAATAGCGATAACTGCTCGGCCGCCGACTGCGCCGCGGGTGCGATGCTCTCCAGGGCATCGGTAACGGGCGTGACATCGGGCGTGGCCATCGCCGACTGGATGGCCTCGGCGAGCGTCTGGCCCTGCGATACCGCCAGCGCTACCGCAGCATCGAAGTCCGCCCCAAGGTCGGAGAAATCGGCAGAAACATTTACTCCGATACCGCCGATGATTTCGTTGTTATCCGCCATTAGCTGGCCTCTCCGATAGCGGCGCGAACTTCACGCCCGCCGCGCGCATCATCATTGCCATTTGGAATTTCTTGGCTGCCGCATTCTGCCGTTCCTCTTCCGCGGTGGGCGGCTTCTTCTGGGATTCGGGCAGGAATTCCTCGACGAGAAACGCCGCCGGGTGATGGTCCTTGCTGCGGAACCATGCGTTGTGGAGCGTCGTTTGAAGCTCGGCGAAGCGCAGATTGAGATACTGGCGCGAGGCTTCCCAGGTCCGCTTGAGTGCCCCGTATTCCCTCGGCGTCAATTGCCACAGTGCCTCCGCTGTCAATCCCAGCCCATGCGGCGAGACACCGAAGGCCCAGAGCTCGAGCCAGTATGCCTCGCCGCTTAGTTTGGCTGGCCCGTCCCTACCGCCGCCGGCGCCTGGGTCGGAACCGCCGCCGGCTGCGCTTTTGATATCGCCTCGAATACGGCCTTGGCCACTTGCCGGAACGTCTCGCTGGGGTCCGGCTCCTCGCTGATGCGCGCGGCCCACTGCTCGGCGGTCGGCGGCGTCTCGTGCCGCGCCACGTACTGATGCGCGCAGCACGCCGCCAGCATCTGCGTGACAAACGCCACGCGCCCCGGGCCGCTCGACTGGAACGCCTCGGCGGCCTGCTTCACATCCACGCCCGCTTTGTCGAGCATGAATTCGGCTAGAAAGCTCTTTTTAAGTTCAAGCGTCAGGCCGCCGATCACTATTTTCGGATAAGCGATCGGCAGCGGCATCCCATTCGGCATCATAAGCCGATATTACAGCAGCCCCGGAGGCACGTTCGCATCGCCGGTGAAATATACCTGCCCGCTGAGCTTCAGCGTGGTTTCCATGGTGAGCACGCCTTTGACCGGCGCCTTCATGGAGTACTTGGAAATGAACGCAGTAAAATACCACGCGCTCAAATCCTGGTCCGGGAACTGCACGCGCCAGTTGCGCATCTGCCGCCCGACTGCGACATCGATCAGGCCGCCCGGCGAGCCGCCGCCGGAGTCGCCCACGATGTTATACGGGATGAAGAACAGCGGGAACGTGATCTGGCCCGGCATGATGAGGCACGGCACGAAGACATGCCATGGGAAGCCCTGCGTGTGACTGGTGACGTCGGCGTCTTCGATGGTCAGGTCCGGGCCGCTCAAATCCCCGATATTGGCGATCGAGGTATAGGTCTCGGGCGAGGTGTTGAGCTGTCCGAGTTGGAGTAAAGTCCCGAAGGCCGGTTGCGCATACGGGAGATAGACGGTTGGTACTGGCATTTCTATTTACACTCCTTCGAGAGATCGTTCTTTACTGGTAGACTGCTGAAACATAGGTCGTACTTTCATGGCTGCCTCCATTCGTACAGCAGCAAACTGCCTACGCCGACATTGGTAGCTCTTGAGTTCGGCACCGGAGAGTCGTCGCCGCTGTTGTTGGCGGTTACGTTGAGCCGCCAGTAACGGAAGCCAACAGGAGGTGCGCTGATGGAATATTTGCGTAAGCCGGCTGTTCCGGAGGTCCATGCCGTCTGGCTGCTCTGGGTATCGACGGTAATCCAAAGAGTCTGATCCGCACTGCCCTGTAACATCCAATCGCGCGGCGTCATGATGGCAGGAAAACCCGTTGCAATCTTGATCGCATACCCGTCGAGTATCTCGGCTCGGCCCAGGTCGATGGCCAGCCATGTGGGGGCATGGGTATCGTCAAATTCACCGAGCCAGGAAACCGTCGAATCGGTGGCATATAGATTGGAAAAAGCATTGAAAGCATTTCCGGCCGTAGTTTCTCCAGGCGCGGTCAGCTCTGGAAGTCCGATTTCCGCATTCGAGGATGCGGCATAGGGAGCGGGAGCCGTGTCGCTGGTCATCAGCGTATCTAGAGAACCCTGCGGGCCGATGAACGGCGGCGATCCGATAATCACAACGGCATCCAGAACGCTCGCCGCCACGGAAAAGTTAAAGGAAGCCGTAAGTCCGGCCGCCAGAGATTCGCTGTAGAGACAAGTGCAAAAATCCGTATCGGAGTGGCTCTGTAAAAGAGTGCCGCGATTCACGGTCACATGCGGATTAAAGCCGTTCGCCCGGCCCGCTCCAAAGTACAAAGCAAGCGATCCGGCCGGAACGATGCCCGATGTAGAGATGGCATCGGTAATTACCGAGACTCGCTGATCGCCATCGCATTCCAAGATGGCAGGCGTGCGGACTAACGTAATGATTTCCGCGCCACCAGGCGAAGTGCCGAGCAGATTCACCGTGACGCTACCGGCGGTGATATCCGCCGAGTTCAGTATCTTCCAGGCGACTAGGCCGTTAATGTTGGCTGCGGCCGTCTGCTCATAAAGCGAGGTCCAGCCGGTTGGAAGCGCGGAGGGTCCGTACCCGGCGGCCACAAAGATGATTGCCAAATCTCCGAGGAGCGTGCCCGTCGGCCAGGCCAGAGTAAAGCTATTCACATTAGCCATTGCCGAACCCCCGGATTGCTATGAACGGAGCGAGCGCAGGCGGTGATACCGGAGGCGGGTCGCCTTCGAGATGGAATACTCTGAAATCCAGGGTCTCAATGCTGATCGGCGGCTGCTCCTGGTAGTCGGCGCCGTGTCGCTGATTCAAGAGAAAATTCGGGAACTGCCGCGGCGTGAGCGCCGGCGAGCTGAACTGCGCAAAACTCGCTAAATCCGCGGTAGCCATAAACGCGATGACGTCGGCCGCTACCAGGCGCGCGATTTCCGGGTCGAGGGCCATCACGTCAATCTGAAACCGCGGCTGGGTCACATTCAAAAGCCCCCCCGGCGGCGTTGTTACGGGCGAACCGCCCGGAGGCAGCGAATGCGCATAGAGCAGCACGGTAGACACGCGCAGCACGCGCACGCAGGCGCCCTGCTGGATCACGCCTTGCGGGATAGCAGTATCGTACCAGCGGAACCGCGGCGGCGCGCCCAGGTCGGCCTGTAGCGTGGCATCGGCCATGGCCAGCGTGCGGAGCTTGACCTCGGCCGTCATGCCGCCCTCTTTCTGGGAATCGCCCGGCGCGCGGCTTTCCATGGCCATACCGTAGTCGGTTCGCCGAACGGCTCCAGCAGGATGTTCGCCACGCGGTCGAGCCGGTTGCGTTCCTCCTTGCTATCGCGGGAATCGGTGCGTGCATGGATCAACTGATCAAGCTGTTCGCGGAGCACGGCATCCTCGTGAATGGATGTCATTCGCGGCCTCCGGTGAGCAGCGGCTGGCTGAAGGCAATCTGCCCGCGGAAGATGGCCAGCACAGCCTCGCGCGCCGTATCGAGCGCTGGCCGGAGGAAGGGTTGCGCGGGATGGCCGATCCACGTCGCTGAGTACGGATACGGCCCCGCACCCGCCGAGCCCGCGCCGCGCTGCCCGGTCCCAAACTCGACGTAGCCGGCGTAATCGGCCGCGGCGTAGATGGTGCCCTGAATGGATGCGCCGACCTCATCCACGCGAAAGCTGATCGATTGCGCCAGCGTGCCGGTGTCCACAGGGCAGAGCGACTTCGCCTCCTGCTCGACAAGCTGGCACGCAGCCGTTACGCTGGCCGTCACCGCGGGCGTTACCTTGGCGGCGATGAACTGGCCACTCGACATGCGAGGGATATACCGGGCTGTGGCTGAGATCTTCATATCGATGCCAACCGCAGTTCGAGGCGCGTCTGCGTGCCCTGACTATCCGACTCTGCGCCCATTAAATCGTAGGTCACACCATCCACGATGCAGCGCCAGCCGTTCGCAGCGCCATCTTCAATCTGCGGATACCAAGCATTTAAGAGCACGTGCCGCAGCGAGACGGAATCGATTTCCTGCAATGCCTTCAACTCGAGCGCCTGAATGCGGATCTCAGATACCGGCGCGTTCATGCAGGGAATATCCACGAGGTCGGCGACGTCGGCGAAGGTATTGCTCGGCGCGCCGCTGGGCCCGCTCAAGCCGTCCGGTGCCTGGAAGGTAGCCAGCGACACGAACAGCCCGGTAGCCAGCGCTTGCGGCATCACTGCGGCGATCTCAAGAGCCAATCCCTGATACATCTACGGCTAAAACCTCCCGCGGAGTAGCCAGAACAGAAGCAGCACCAGCAGCACTACGCCGACTATGCCGATTCCACCGCCCGAGCCCCATTGGTGGTATCCGTAATATCCGCCGCCGAGGCCGAATATCAGCAGCAGCACGATAATCAGCAGCAGCATTTACCGTCCTCCCAGCAGCGGCGCGGCGCGCGCGAAGATCTCGGCGGCCACCCAGCACGCCAGGCCCAGCAGCGCGAGCTTGCCGCGCCACGGCTCCGCGGGATTAATCACCGCGGCCACCACGAACAACACCAGCGCGAAAATCAGTAAAATCAGTCCCAACATTTACCGCCTCCTATCCCTTCATCTTCCAGAACAGCGCGACGATCGACAGTATCGCCAGCACCAGACCCACGGCTCCGACCGCATATCCCCAGCCCTCAGTCATTCCGGCTTTCTTGCCAGCACTGGCGGTCATCTGCTGGGTGAGTGTATCCATGCGATTCGTAACGCCTCTGGCATAGGTATCCATCTTCTCCGTCAGTGCCTTCAAGAGCGCTTCCGCCTCCAGGCGTGGCATCTGTAGCCGTGCCTGGTCCGCCAGCGATCCGCGGAACTCATTCATCGACGCAAAGCGCGATTCGTTCGCGGATTCCGCTTTCGTGACCGCCTCCTTGGCACTCACCAATGCCGCCATCACCGCTTCCTTGTCCGCTATTCTATTGGTCTTGACGGTTTCTTTAAGCTCATTGATCGCGGACAGTGTGGCGTCCCGATTGTTGTGAATCCGATCGCTAAGCCTCCCCTCCAGATCGGATATCATCCGCAAAGCGGACGTCTCATGCTGGTCGCTCTGTTCGTCCAGCCGCTTTTCTAGCTCCGCGATCATGTGTGACATGTACTCGCGCAGGGAGTTGATGTTCCACCCTGCCGGCTCCGACGTTGGCGTAGTTTCAAGGGACACATGTTCCAATTCGGGGTAAAGCGGGCGCGCCTCACCTGACACGCCCGCCCCCTTGTGTTATCTGCGCTTCGATTGCACGGACGCCGGATTGTTCACCGACTCAACGATGGTGAAACCGGTCGGCAGATTAGGCGCGGCCACCACGTCGAGAGGATCAGCCGAGGCGCTGATGACCGTACCGTTGGATAGCGTGGTCGAGCAGCTTACGACGATGCCCGTCGCCGGCGTGCCCGTTGGTGTGCCGATAAAGCTCAGGCCGAAGCCGCTGGTATCGGCCGGATCGACGGCCACGGTCATAGCCGGGTCGCTTGACGTATACGTGAGCGCGGGCGTTCCCGCCGGCAACGCATCCGGATTGCCCGCCGCATCGACGGGTGTTGCCACGAACTCGACGGTCTGTCCGCCGGGCGTGATCTGCAGTGCTACGGTCGCTTTTACTTTTGCCATAAGATGTTCTCCTGTTTGAATTACTTCCTCGGTGACGGTAAATCCCACAACTTCGGGAGCCCGCAAAATGTTCAGAATCTTATCGAGCTTGGCGCTTTGCTTACGCTGCTCGCTCAGTATGTTCTGTAGTACAAATCCCACCCAGCCCATAATCGTCTTAACCTCCCTCAATTCGGAGTAGCTGTTTGAACAGCCGCTCGCGCGCTGAGAAGTTGTTGACGACCATCTCCGCTATCGCGAACGATCCGTCATTCGCCGCGATGGTCCGGTAATCATCCGCCGTGGTGCGCAGTTGCAGCGCCGCCTTATCCGGCGAGAGCGATACATCGAGTAGCTTGGTGACGCTCGACAGCAGCGCCTTGTTGGCCGCCAGCGCGTTCAGCAGCAGCGCCGCCGCGCGGTAATACGAGAGCACCAGCACGGGCGGCTGCATGGCGTATCCGCCCGAGATCGCCATGGCCGATACGTAGATTCCCTGCGAGCTCGACATCTGCAGCGCCGCGGTAATCTCCGCATCAAGGAACAGCGGAAACGGCGGCGACGGGAAATTGGTGGTATCGGAAACGAGCAGGCGCACCGACGAGACAGCCGGGTTGCTGTCGAAGTCGTAGGTAAAATCTGGCGCGTTGATCGGATAAGCGCCGCTCATAAGGGTCCTATCTGAATCACGGCTGGATTCGGCCAGGCGATGGGCCCGGAGGGATACAGCGTTTGGCTTATCGGGTCGTAAGGCCCGCCCATGATGCCGTTGTATTGCGTCTTCGGCCGCTGCGCCACGTCCCACGCCGAGGTATCCGACAGCGATTTGCCGGCGTGGTGCCGCATGTAGAAATTCGAATAATCCGCCACGAAGCCCACGACGGGATCGGAGGGCGTGTGTACATTCAGCCAGGTCAACTGATAGCCGCCCACGGTCGACTGCCCCACCAGCGATCCGGTAGTGAATAGCGCCGGCAGCAGGAACCTGGCCGCGGACCAGGCCGAATTAAGCGTGAGATTCTTTAGGTCGAACATCTCCCAGATTGCGGTGGGAGCCGTGATATCGAGCGGCGTGAATGCGCCGGCGCATGTCTGCGTTCCCGGAATGCCCGGGCTGCACTTGCCGATCTGCGCGCGCAGTACCGTAGTGAGCACAATCGTGCTCTCATGCGTCCCGCCCGGATTAGGACCAAATGGTGCGAAATATAACCAGAGCGTCTTACCGTCCGGGGTCCATACCTTCTCCGCGCCGATATAGGCGCCTATCGTCTGCACCGCTTTTAGATCGCCCGAGCCGGTTACCTGCGGATAGCCGGGCTTCCCCAGATTCGACATGCTCAGCCGCTTGTAGGTGCCCTTCACGTTAAAGGTCTGTTTGGTATTGATGACCACGAGGTCCGACGTACACGGGATCAGGTAGCCGTTCTGCTTGCCGTCGTAAGCGGCGGACTCATAGCAACAGGCTGTTCCGGTGCCCGGCCCGGTGCCGCCGCCCACCTGGCTGAGATCGAATGAGGACAGGCTCGACAGTTGAAAGGGCTGCGTGGTGTCGTAGCGCAGCAGGTTGGTGATGGAGTTGCCGCCGCCCGAGGTTGGCGCGAAGTTAATAAACTTCCCGTCGAAGAAGGCGCCGCACCAGCCGTAGCCTTGCCCGGAGTTGGCGACCGCGGTGCCGTTCACCGGCAGAATGAAGCCCTCCCAGGAGGCCGGATCGGTGATGATGCCGCCGCGGTAGCGCATCATGACCGCGCCATTCGTGAGGGCCGCCATGCCCGGGATCAGATACCAGTTGCCCTTGTCATCCGGGACGATGCCGCAGGTATAGCCCGCGGCCTTGGCTCCAGCGGGCGCCGTCTTTCCGGCGGCCACTTTCACCGGAACTTTCCCCAGGTCGAACCATTCCCAGTTCTGCGCGCACGATGCCGCGGTCGTGCAATGGAACGTGCCCGTTGCGCCGCCCTTGTAGGCCAGCACGATGCCGTGCGGGATGCTGACGTTCTGCTGCCACGGCTCGAACATGGCGAGGCCCTTGGGATAGGCGGCGTTCACGATCCAGGCGCCGCCCTGGTAGCCGACCAGCGGCGTGCCGTTGAGCATCGGGAAGCCGGGCAACAGCGTGGCATCCGGCGCGAAGGTGTTGCTGGTAGTCAGCGTGAGCGCGTGGAACGGCGGCGCGGTCGTGCGAACGTTCTTCTGCGCGTGCAGCGCCGTCGCCGGGAGCATGATCGAAAATAGGAGGCAGGCGATCCGCATTACTTGGCTCCGATGTTGGGCGGATTGGCCGTGCTGACGCCCGCGACGAAGAGGCCCGCACCGATGGCCGGCGAACCGGCTTGCAGAGTCACATCCGTCGGCGGATTGACCATCAGCGGATTGCTGTTGAGGCTGTGCGCGTCAGTGCTGCTGGCCGTCTTCCATAGTGCGAATGTGGATTTGGTCACGCCCGCCCAGGTCCCGAACACGCCGGTATTGGCGAAATAGGAGTTGTAATCGAACACCAGGCCGGAAATGGAATCCGCGTCCGCGTTGATGAACTGCGCCACGTTGTAGAAAATATCGTCTTCCGCGGTGAAGCTGGCCGCCGCGGCGTTCAGCCGGATTCCGGAGGTAAGCGCATTGGTGGTGTAGCCGTAAACCGTGTCGTGGTAGCTGGAGCAGTTCGCCACACCCATCACGCGGATCGCACCGTTCGCGGTCTGGTTGATGGTGTCGCCGGTCATGTCGATTGTGTTGTGATCCGACGATCCATGATCCATGCCGCCTGTGCCGGCATTGGTCCAGAAGATGGCCGCGCCCGCCGCGGCGCCCGCCGGCCCATGGAAATACGAATTCGTTACGCGCACTCCGGTCGTCCCCGTGTCATACGCGATGACCTGGCCGGAATTGGCCCTGGCGCCGGCAAACTCGCAGCCGGTAATGAGCGTATTCGCCGCCTTGCCGTGCATCACGATTCCGGCATTGCCGTTGATCGACTGATCGTTACGGAACCAGCAGTTCCGTACGGTGTTGTCATGCGTCGCGCCGGTGAGCTGATTGCCGAAGACCGCTGCTACGGTGGTCGTGTGGCTGTTGTACCCGGTGATGTTATACGCCAGATCGTTCGACGGGCCGGGCGAGGTGATGGCCGCAAATCCCCAGCAGTGGCGCCCGTGATCGTGGGTAGTGAAGTTCTGCATGACGCTGTTGCTGCCGGAGAACTTCACCCCGCCGATAGTGCTGCCGGACCCGTTGGTGAAAACCGAATCGACGTTCTGATACTTGATCCAGTTCTTCCCCATGTCGTCGAAGGTCTCGGTTCGCACGGGCTTTTCGTACACGAGGCCGTTGCTGTTGGGGTTGCCGCCGGCCAGCGTGTGGATGTAGAGATTCGTCGCGTCCCAATATTTCGATCCGGCCGCCGCGATGACGGCGGGAATGGTGGTCTGCGCGGACAGGTACAGGCCGTTCTCGTAGATGTAGACGGGATCGGTCGTGGCCTGATACCAGACGCCCGGCTGGCTCGCACCCGTGGCGAACACTTCAAACTTACCGACCATGGTCTCGTTGAATATGGTCGGGCCGGTCGGAGCAAGGGTCGTGGCGACGCTCGATGCCGTGGTGGTGTAAGAATACAAATGCTGGCTGTTGGAGACGCTGAAGAACTTCAGATCGCGCAGGAACCACAGGTGGATGCCGTATCGCTGCGTCTTCGAGAACGTGAAAGTGATATCGTCCGAAACCTGGACTGCGCTATTTGCAATCGTGGCAGTCGTGGCGCCGCCGTTGAAGGTAATGACCGTAGGCGCCGAATCGAACACATCGTTGGTGGTCATCGGCCCGATGGTGGCTGCGCTGACAACGGAGGACGTGCCGGTCGTCGCGCCCACCAGCGTAATGCGGATCTTGGTGCCATCCACCGCCGACACGCTGGCCGGCAATACCGAGCGGAAATTCCGCTGCGCGTTGTCGGTGAACTGGCCGTCCGAGGTTAGATTAGTTGCCGTATTCCAGGCATCCGCCGAGACGTACTGCAGCCACGTCCCGCCGATCAGGTTCGCGCCGCTGATGATGGGATTAGTGCCCGCGCCGTAAGCGTCGTACAGCACCGGACTGCCGGAGGCGCCCGAGGCCGTGGCGGTAATCTCCTCGCGCCACAGTCCGGCGCGTTTGAAACAGATCCCCTGGCCCGGCGCCGGTGTAGCCGCATTCACCTTGGCGACGGTCTGCCAGGCAAGCGCGGGCGTTCTCCCGCTGTTGCTGTCCGAACCGGCATTGTCCACGTAATATGTGCAGCCGACGCGTGGCCGGTACATCTGCTGGCCGGCAGCGATAGCGCACAGAGCGAGACTAATTGAAATTAGGCTGCACGCTCGCATAGCAATTGGTCCCGTCGTAAGTGAAGGTCAAAATATCGATGGCGCTGGCTGCCGTGGTCAAAGTAAATGCGCCCAGGCCGCCGCCGGCGACTTTCCAGACACAACCGGTGCCGAGAGTAAGCGCCGCGCCGCCGGTCGAATCCTGCTTGATAATCAGCGTGTAAAATCCCCCGGTGAGCGGATTGGTGATATTCAACGCCCGCGTGGCCGTCAGGTGCCCCAGCGTAATAGTGCCGTTGGCCAGGCTGGCGCTGGCAATAGCCCAGGTAATCGGCGCACCATCCGTTACGGCCGTGTACGGCGGATAGGTGACCGCCGGCCCCGCTGGCCCGGTGGCTCCGGTGCCCGCTGGAGGCGTATACTGCGCCAGCGCGAGGACGGCCGCCAGCAGCAGCGCGGCAATGAGTTTACCGGGCATAGATGATGCTCACCTTGTCGCCATTGGCCACGTACACGTAAATATTCGCCAGATTGTAGAAGTGCGCGGAGGAAGATTCGCGCCCGTCAATCGGTAGCGGTGGCAGCATGAAGCCGCCGCCCGCAGCGATCGGCAAACCCACCGTGGCGCTGGTCGACGCATCGCCCACGCGCACGACCGCCGCATTCGCGCCGGGTGCGATGATCTGGACCCACCGCGCGAGGCCGCCCGAGGGATAGACTTGCACCTGCGCACCGGTGCCGGTGATATCGGCCGCGGTGGCTACGCTGATGGACCCGCCCTGTGCTTCAACGCGGGGCGGTGCCGCTAATGACGAACAAAGTATCAATGCCAGCCAAAGCACGCCGATGAACGCCAGAGCAAATTCGGGATCGTTCCATTTTTTCGTCATCAGGTCCCTCATAAAAAGCAAATGGCGCTGTACAACGCTGCCATTTTCGACAGCAGAGACAGCGCCACCTGACTACAAACTTGTTACTAACCTACGTGCCGGTCCCGGTGCCGGTTGAGGCCACACCGCAAATCGGATCGAGCAGCGTGCCCCCAATCACATGGCGGACTTTATACAGAATCGAATCGCTGTCGAAGTCGCCGTCCATCGGATTGCCTTGTCCGCCACCGCCCCCGGTTGCGCTTTCCCCGATGGCGATCTGATTGGGCGCCTTCATGAATAGTTCGGGCGACTCGTGCCCGGAGAGGAAGGAAAGCTGCATCGCCGGCCGGCCACCGCTCGGCTGCCCGAACAGATACCAGGCCGACTTGCCGCTGGTGGTGTCCACGATCGGCAGATAGTAGTTCTTCGCCGGCTGCACAACCTGCTTGGCCCAATTGTCGGCAATGATGCGCTCGAGCGAGGTGTTGCCGCTCGTGGCGTTCGAGCCGCCCATGTCGTTGTACCAGACCTGGGTGCCATTGAGGACGTTCTTTACCGGGATATCCAGGCTCGGCGGATACACCAGGATGAACATCTCAATCGAGATCGGCTCGCCGTCCAGGTCCACCTGATTCGCCACGATATTCATGGCCGCTTGCAAGGCGGTCAGCGAGAACGGCGGGTTATTCGGCAGCCCGTAGAACGACAGCAGATTGGTCAGAACCGTGGTATTCATCCGGTTCATATTGGCGTTCGAGAAGAACGTCGCATTCGGGCCGGTCGCGGTAGCGAACAGTTTGGTGGCGCGGCTTTCTTCGGTGCGCCTGGCCGCGCGCCCGAACAATGCCGGCGTATCGCGCAGCATGTCCAGGTCGTCGTTGACCATGACTTCCCAGGAGTAATCCATCAACCGGCCAAACTTGTATAGCTGGTCGACGTACTGGCTGGCTACGCGCCCGGCCATCGGGTATTCGGTCACCTGCGCAATGCCGGTCGGGCCGGAGGCCGCCGAGCGCCCGGCGACTGCCGGAACGATGGGTCCGTCGAGGACGCCCGCGCCGCGGTCGAAACGGAAAATCTTGGCTTGCCGGAAATCGCGAATGGTAGCGCGCTTCGCGTATTTCGACCATGAGTACGGTGTCTCGGCGTAATTTTGCAGCACCGACCGGTCGAGGATGTCGCCGAAGTAGACGCCGAAGTCCGAGGTGGTCATGGCCTCGGAGAAGCGTAAGGCGGCCCAGCGGTCGCCGCGCAGGACGCGATCGACGAGGCGCCGGGCCTCGGTGAAGCCGCGCTCGCGCTGCGGGTTGCGCTGCTGAATCCGGTTCACGCTGCCGAAGCCCGGCTCCGCAAGCCCGGTGGGAGCGGAGGTGGGATCGCCGCCGAGGATAGCGCCGAGCCGGCCGTTTTCGGTCTCGCTCGATCTCAAATATTCGATGAAGTTTCGCATGGTCGTTACCCCGACACCTTTAGGCGCACCCGAATGGTGGCCGTTAATCCCGCGGCCACGGCATCAAGCGAGTTGCCGAAATAGTGGCCATTGGCGCTGTCGGCATTCAGTGTGAATCCGTAATAGCAGCCGGTGGTCGCATCATACGTGCCGTTGCCGCCGGCGTAGACCGGATCACCGATTCCGATAGCTGTCGAGGTAGCCGGCGACAGGCTATGGGCTGCGGCAACCGAGAGCAGGAAGACGCCCTCGAAGTGCACTGAGATCCCGTCCGGGTTGGCGATGCCCATGCCGGCCGGAGGCGTGTACGAGGTTTGCGCCACGCCGGCCATCATGCGGCTGGATACGCCGCCGCCGAAGGGCGCCGACGGGTTGCCGAACATCAGCGGATCGCCGGAGATCGGGCCTACGCCCGCGTTGGCCGCGATGGGCACCGGCATGGTAAGCCGGACACCGCGCTCATTGACTTGATTGGTTGCCATGGTTAAGCAGCCGCCTCCTTATCGCCGGCGTTATAGTTCGGGTCAAATGCCGACCTGCCTTCGCTCCAGATCTTCAGGCCCATCTTGCCGCGCACGCCGAAGGCTGCGGCAGAGTTGGCGAGCTCGCGCTCCTGGTCTTTTGCCTGCTCGGCCCGCTGCGCCTCGGTGAGGGCGGCTTCCTGAATGACGCCCATGCCGGTAACGGGCCGCCCGGTCAGTTGGGCGATGTAGGTTACCTCGTCCTTGGTTTCGGCTTCGGCCAGACTGGTGATAGCCGCGCGGTCAAGCTCGCCGGATGCGGCCAGGGTTGGCAAGGGTCCGGCCAGCACCCGGCGAGCGACGCGCTGCTCGATAGCCTCGCCGACGCGCACGGTTTTGAAGTAATCGGCAATCACGCCTGCGGCTTCGGCTACCGAGGCACGCTCGGTGAGCTTGCGGACCTGGGCTTCCGCAACCTGTAATCGTTGTACTAGGGCTGCGTCCATATCGTCCGCGCCTCCTTGGTTGAGAATTTCGGCGGCCGGTTTGGCCGTGTCTGTAGTTCGCCCGGCCGCCTCCTGCAAGATCATTCCGCCGGCGCCCGCACGGGTTACCATGTCCACGCTATCGGCGGCGATCAATTCCTTGAGAACCGGCAAGCCGCCATGCGATTTGCCGCTCTCAGCAATGCCGGATGCGCGGATGCTCATGCCGCAGTACGGCCCCTTCTCGTCGAAGGACTGCACATGGTCGGCGAACGGCTTCACTTCGCTGTAGAGGCCCGGGCCTTCCTTGTGGGAGTCTAGCCAATAGGCGTCTTTGCCGAGCACGCCCGCAAGGTTCCGGACATCACCCTCCGGTCGCGCGGCTTCTTCGGCAGCGGTCGGATGGTTGATGTAGACATGCGTTCCGGCGGGAAACACTTTCGGTCCATCGCGTTTCAGCACTTCGGCGGGATAAAACGCGCTGGAACCTTTGCCGGGTGCGATGAGCTTGATCGGATACGCGCCCTTGAAGGCCTCGCACAGCGGGATCTGCTCCAGGACGGCGCCCGATTCCACGAGTTGCAGCGAGCCTTCTCGCGGCGCGGCTGCGGATTCCTTGGGAGCATCGATGGGCCGGTACTTCACGATCGGCTGTACCTTCTTCGCCTTCTTGATATCGACGGTGGCGGAGGACTTGTCGGTCGTGTACGGCGCAGCGTGCGTTTCCCCGTCCACGGTATACATGGCTTCGCCCGAGGTGCCGTCGCCGTTATGATCGACGAACTGCGCGCTTTTCCCCGTACCCTGGTGGGCCGCCGCGACCGCCGCGGAGAGCCGCGACCGCACGTCGTTGTGCGATAGCGAGGACATCGACTCTTCAAGTATTTGAGCGAGTGCGAGATACCCCTCGGAGATCGGCATACAAGCCTATTAGGGACATGAATATCCGATGGGTGCCAAATTTTTAGTACACTTTTTTTAAGGTGATCCACTGCTCGCGCTGTCATGTGGCCGCGGTTGAGGTTCCTGGATATTGTCAGGAGTGCAAGAAAACCTATGACCGCTATCGCTACGAAACCCGCGAAACGCGCGTTCTACTGCGCGGGCGCGAGGAGTTCCGCCGCGCCTCGATTCAGGAGTTCGAGTCCATCGGCGAGGCTCTCATCAGCGGGTTTCAGGCAGCTAAGATATTACGGCTACTGTCCGCTTAATTCACATACGGGCACGGGTGGCATTCGGGCGGTGGTTGATTTGCTTCGATAGCCACGGACGCGAACGAAATTGCAACAAGCAGCGCGAGAATAAGTTTCTTCATGCGTGCAGTATGCGCCCGGGGAGCGCATCCGTCAAACGTGAAGAAGGTTTAGTGTTTTAAACAAAAAGCGGGCTTTTAGGAATTACCGTTACCGCCCTTGCCTTTGAAGATCAGGTCGGCGATACGGTCGAGCTTGAGGTCCAGTTCCGCCATGCGAAGATCGTGCTGCGCCACCATTACCCGGTGCTGGATCATGGCAGTCTCGTTGTCGAGCAGCCATTGCGTGTGGGCATTGAGGAGCGCATCCATATTCTGGACATCCCGTTCGAGATTGTTGGTAATACGGTTGGATACGAGCAGGGACTCTTCCAAATTCCTTTTCATCTCTTCGAGCCGCTTCATGCGCCGCTCGTGATCGTGCAGGACAGCGTCATCTTCGGGTGGTAGGCTGGTATCTGACATTCGCCCTCCTACAGGCGGATTTCACGGTCCACCGAGATTTGGACCTCCTCGGTGGACCACTTGTCCATTATACGTAAACCCGCACGCGCGAAGTCCGATAATCCTCGCTACAAACGCAGTTCGGATGGAATGGCGGCCCGTCCGAGCCGTCCGGGTATAGCTCCTCGCTATCGATCCAACCGGCGGCGATATTCTCATCGCAGCAGTCGCAGGTGCCGGTCTTCGATTCGCCCGGCAGCACGCGCTTCTGCAATGTCTCTTCGTAGTAATACGATTTCCCGGCTTCGTCGGTGCGCACGCCGAGGAGTTCGTCGACCAGGGTGATGGCTGCGTCGATTACTTCTGCTTGATCTGTAGCAGCCTGCGGCCCTCCGGGCATTGCGCTACACCGTCCTTTACGAGAATGCGGATGTCGCCCGCCAGGATGGCATCGTGGATGACGGCGCGCTCGGCATCCGTTCGCCCGGCGAAGGATAGCGTGCGTCCGCTGAAGGAGCCGTCATACGCGCGATTGCGGTCGGTGCGGCGCGCCCTATTGGCGGTTTGATCCCACATTGTTGCGTTCCCGCAGCACCACCAGCGCATCGCGCAGCGCGGCGGTAACGTGCGTCAGCGCCTCCTGCTTCGCCCCGGTGTCCGGGTTGATCCGCGATGGCACGCGCTTCACCCCCGGCGCGCCGCCATTGCTGAATGCGGGCGGCTTCGGCCCGGCAGCGGGAGCCGTAGCAGCGGCCATGTCCTGCGCCTGCTGCATCTTTTCGGCCTGCTGCAATTTCCGGTTCGGCTCGTAGTCCTTGTCCGGGTACATCTCCTCGAGCACGGCCTCGGGGTCTTCTACGCCGAGCAGCACCATCAGCAGGAAGATGCCGGTCTTCTCGTCAATGCCGGTAGCTTCGAAGCCGCCGAGGGTGAGCGCCTGGACGACCGCGCCGACGCGCGCCACGATATCGCCTTCGAGGATGGCCGGGAATTTTACCTCGATGGTGACCTGCTGCGCCGTCTTCTGAACCGCCTCGGCAATGGCCTGCGGGTCCATGTGAACGTTGGATGCCGCAGCGAGCTGCCTGATGACGCCCTCGCGCAGCTTGCCCTTGGGCGCCTTCGCGCTCGAATCAAGCACGTAGCGCGCGATGCGCTCCAAGTCTTCCTTCCAGATTTCCTGATCGTTCAAAAACTTCAACTCCGTGGGCCGGTCGAGCGAGGTGGCGGTCGCCAGCGTGCCTACGGATACGTCGGAGAAGAACGTTTCCGGCAGACCGAAGACCATATACGCCATGTGCGCGCAGCGGCGGCCGCCTTCCGGGTCCGCGGTCATGCCGGCAGATCGGAATGGCGTGATTTTGTTACCAGGCCCAGTAACGATCGCGGAACCCGTAACGGGCGCCGGGTTGGTCTCCGATGACGCGAGATTGTTTCCCAGCGTGGTGTTGAGCGCCTGCTTCCAATTGGCGATGGCCGGCGCGCCGCCCTGCGTCTCTACCGTCATGCTGAAGCGGGACAAAGCCCGCACCAGCGTGGCATCGTCCTCTAGCCGCTCTTTGTAGGCGCGCGCCCATGCTACCGCTGCGTATGCCCGTGGACAGCCGAATTTCCATTTGTCGAGCCCGCCCTCCTTACGGTGAAGCACGCGCACGTACTGGCCCGCGGCGTCCTTCATGACCGGCTTTCCGTTGATCTGCGCCGGGATGCCGGCCTTCGGCTCGTAGTCGAGCGCCACGTAATAGGCATCTTTCGATTCCGGCTGCGTGATGCCGGTCTGCGGGTTGAAGCCCTGATCGAACCAGCGCCGGTGGTAGAACCACGGCACCGAGCTATCCTGCGGGTCGGTGATGATTTCCTCGATCTCGATAGCGTCGATACTGCGGATAATCACCTGCCCATCGTCGACCGAAGTAAACAGCGCCCAGAAGATATTTCCGTCGGTGTACTTCTTTGCCTCGGAGTGCATCAGGCCGGTGTGCCCGAGCTCCGACTTGTTGCGCGGGTCGGAGAGGAACGCTTGAATGACATCGTTGGCCGCCTGGTCCTTGCTGGTGATCTCGACGCCGCGGCCGAATACGTAGTACGCCGAAACCAGGATGCCGCGCTGTACCACCGGGTTCTTGATGCGGTAGAGCCGGCAGATCAGCATGATTTGCTGAATGCCCCAGCGGGAGAATTCGAACTCCGACATGGCCAGGGTGCGCTGCCAGCCGCGGTCCTCGAGGGCCAACTCCAACTCCGCGATAGCTTCCTTGCATTGGAGTACGGCGGTCGAGTCACTCTCGCTGACCGCAACCGCCGCACCGCCCGGCTGGTTCGCGCCGCGCGGCTTCCACCCGCCGCCCGCCATGGCGATCGCTTCCCGGTAATCGTTGATCCACCCGCGGATCTCCGTCTCGCGGTCGCGCAGCGCCTCCCGGTATAGCTGGTTCTGTTCCTCGAGTCGCTCTACCGATCCGGCGCCACGCAGCACACGGCCCAGCGGCGGCGCCAGGCGGGCGGCCAGGCGAACAGCGAAGCGCTGCAGGCTGTTCATGGGCGCCTATCCGGGAACGTAGCCGCCGTGCTTGTAGACCACGCCATCGTACTCGAAGGTGACTTCCGAGGTCGTGGCATAGGTCTGCAGCTTATCGGTATCCGGGCGCCGCAGGTTATTGCAGCTCATGTAATTCATGAACGGCAGCACCACGCCGCGGTAGTCGAGATTAGCCTGCTCGTTGGCCAGGATCTTCGACGGGTCAATCAGGTGGGCGCTCTGGTCGTACGGATACGGAATCCCGCCGGGCAGCGGCGAACGGTTCATGGCTTCGTCGAGATTCAACGGCACGGCGCTCGATTTACCGGGCGCGGGCGCGGTGCGCAGCGGATTGCCGAGCAGCGATTTCGGGTCAAGTACTTTGGGTGTGGGCATTGCTTCCCCCTGCGGTAATGCTACGCCTTAGGCGATGCGATAGCAAACAATGAGTCCTGTAAATGTTCCGGCGCTTCCTGTTTTACTCCCGGTTTTGAGGGAGAATTACCGGAAGCGAAGACCGCACGGACGGCGGGCGGCGCGTCCAGCCTGCGACCTTTGAAGGCGTTGCGAATGTGGAAGGCGAAGAAGCGCCCGGGATTCGGGGAAGCCTGCAGGGCGGTCCAGCCGTCAGGCGGGAAATTGTCGTATGCGTAGGTGCTCGTGTGCTCGCCCGATTTGTTTTTGAAATCTATTTCCAGGATCTTGGTGGCCGGGTCATAGCGGGCCCAGCGCAGGTTTGAGGATTGCTTGCAATCCAGCGTTTCGACGATCATGTTCGCTTTCCCTCCTTCAATTTCAGCCTATCCCTTCACCCAAGTGTCTAAATCCCCTCTGTGTACAGGCGGCCCTTTTGTCTTATCCGGCTCCGGCGGTTCATGGCTTGCATTCCAGGCGTTCATTGCCTCGACGATTCGCCGCGCGTGTTCCGCAGTCTGGCACTGGCACACCGGCCGGTCTCCCTCGTACACGTTGATGGGCACCTTGTGGCCAACTCTCCAAGTCATGTGGGTCCTTTCTATGCTGCCGGGGGATTCTCCAATTTCTTGATGCGGTCTTCGTGGTACTCGATTTCCGCGTCGATGGCTTTGAGCGCGCTCTTGATTGCATTCGCGCGCGCCTCGGCAGGCGATGCCCACTTCTGGAAGGCGGTCAGCAGCTTCGTTTCCATCGCCTCCAAATTCTCGTTAAACGTGGTTTCCATCGCTTCCAAGTTCTTGTTAAGCGTGGCTTCCATCGCTGCGAGAGTCTCGGTAATCCACTTCTTATCTTCGTCTGTCAGGCTCATGCTTCTCCTTGAGTTTGAGTTTATCCGGCTCCGGCGGCGCGCCCGCCCGCCATACCGCCTGCGTCCATTCGTTCGAGGCAGCGGAATAAGTGGGCCCGCCGGTCGGCTGCCACCCCTGGCCGCAGGTTTCCTGTACGTTGTACTCCAGGGTGCGAAGGTTCGGGCCGCGCACGAGTTTATAAATCATGCAAATCAATTGTAATGTTATTTTTCATCCCACGACTCCAAATAAATCCAGGCCCGCAAACTTCCCCGCCCCGTGCTCGGCCCATAGCTTCCGGCATTCGGCCAACTGCCACGGTTCGGCCTCCGGGTGTAAGTGCCGCAGCAGGGCGCGGTACGGCTCCCACCATGCAGCGGGCACCTCGGCGTACCTGTGCTGCGCTGCCAGCGCCGCCGCGCCGAGTATCTTGCTGACATCGTAGCCGTAGACCGCATACCCGTACTGGCGGTTGATTTCGGCAGCCGTGTTCCGCCCCGGCCATCGCAGCACCTCCTGGAGCTTGTAGAGTGCTTGCTTCGCCCGCAATCGCCGGTCATCGAGGAATTGCAGGTGCATCAGCCCGCCCTCGCTGCGGCGCACCGGCCGGAACGGCTGCAGCGGCCGTCCGCTCGGCGTGCGGTGGTGATGCGCGTAGCCGTCCGGCGCGTTGGCCCACTTCAGCAGCGGATCGTCGGCGAAGACTACGGGCGTGTGCTGCTCGGCCCATACGCCGTTCGCGTGCATCCGGTCGATGTCGCCGCGGAGGCAGATCTGCGGTAATTCGAGCATAGAGTGAGGCGGCATGTCAGGATGCTCGCGGATGCCGAAGCGTCCGCAGTATTGCGCGTACGCGTTAAACCAATCGGGCAAGTTGCCGGTCAGCAGTTCATCGGCGTCCAGAATCGCCACATGCGTGGCCCCGAGCTGCCGCGCCTCGGTCAGCATCCAGGTGCGGTGCGTCATTTCGTCCCAGGTGCGATCGTGGCTGAATAGCTCCGCGATGCGCCCCGGATATTCCTGCATTAGTTCGCCGATCAACATGGCGGTGCCGTCGGTGCTCGCGTGATTCAGAATTACTAACTTGTCCAGCCAGAGCAGCGCGGCTCTGGCAGTCAACCCAATTACCCAGTCTTCATTGCGACAAGGCATCAACCCCACAATAGTCACTTGATCGCCTCAGTGACAGCCTTACGAGGGTCCCAGCCTCGCCTTACTCGTTCATTGGCGGTTCGTGGCTTGATCCCGTTTTGCCTTGCCCATTGCGATAGCGTTTGCGCGATTCCATCTATCGTAATGACGATATTATCTCTGCGATTATTTTGCTGAGTACTTTCGGACGCCCACCTGACATTGCCCGGCTCATAATTACCGTTGACATCGATACGGTCGAGTTCCATGCCGGGCGGGCACTCCCCCATGTCTGCAAGAAATTCAATAAAGGAAAGCCACCGGGGATGCACCGCAATGCCCCTGCCCCCGTAATCCGGATATTGCTTGAGGCTAGGATTAATGCACCGGCTTTTCATGCTACGCCAGCAGCGATAGGTGCGAGAGTTACTTAACCCATGCGTGGGCGTCCCGGAGTACAAAACTTCGGCTCTTTTGCATCCGCAGCTTGTCGTTCCACCGTTTCGGAGATTGCGGCGGGACCGATAGCAGGATCGACCGCAGTCACAGCGGCATTCCCAAACCACGGCCCGATCCATTCTTTCGTCAGTCTGGCGAACGACAATGAGCCTTCCAAACCTGTGGCCGATTATGTTTTTAATCGGAGTCATTTCCCCCTCACAAACACAACATTCTCCGCGCTCGCGTAAGTCACCACATACCCGCGCCCGGTGGCCACCATAGCCAGTTCGTGGGTTCTCCCGTCAGCCTCGACGCAGAACACGCGCGGCTCCCAGCCCGCCTCCAGCATCCGCCGGCAAAGCTCCGCGCTGACGCCTTCCGCATCGATCGAGACCACATCGAAGTGCCCGAAGGCGCACGTAATCTGCTCCAGGGTGATCAGCCGCACCTGGACTTTACCGAGCCACCCGGCGGTAGCCCACTTCTCGCGGCTCTCGGCGTCAATGGTGGACACCATATCGGGCGTAACGTGCAATGTGGCGAAGATATCTTCGGTGCCCACGGCCGCCGACACCAGGGTGATGTTCGGCCAATCGGCGTACTCCGCAATCAGGGCGGCCATGCCGTAAGGCGAAGGCTCGATCAGCACCCCGGACCAGCCTGCCTCGAACAGGGCGCGCGTGTTGCTCATGTCGGTCGGATGGGCGGCGCCGATATCGAGGAAGCGGCCGTGCTCGATGTGCGCCACGGCGGCCAGGATGGCCCGCTGCTCGTTGCCTTGGGAGTAGTTGCGAACGGGCTCATTTGCCACAGTTCGGCCAATCCTTTGCGAGCTGTTCGCGATGAGCAAGCCGGAACTGATGCTGCGCTGCTGGAACGCCGCGGCGGCGAGGCGAGCGGCTTCGCGCGTTGTTACGCCTGGCGGATCGCCTTCGTCCGATTCGCTGCAATAACACGAGCACCGCTTTTCCTGATGGGCCACTGAACCGATCACCATGCGGATCGCGCACTCGCGATGGACGCCGGGCACCGGGCCGGACTCTTCGCCAAGCGTGAGCGGTTCGTCGCAATAACTACAGTTCATATTGATTTCCCGATCCCCGGCAGCACGGCGCTGAACTCGGGCAGCACGCGGCCATCGGTATCGTCCCAGCGCGCCCACAGGTGCAGGCAGTACGGGTGCAGGTTGACGTATTTCTCGGCCGGTGGCCACACCGCATAAGCATATCGGTTGCCGATAAAATCCGCCTTCACGCGCGCCATATCAGCATGGCTGGGAGTCCAGTTCTTTCTCGAAACGCTTACATGCAGCCAGTGGTGGCCGTCAGATTTAGCCTCACAATCGACGATTACGCGCAACCCGCCGCCTTTTTCCCGCAAGGCAAAACTGCCAACCACCGCACCTGGGTACGGTATGACTTGCCAGCCGTCCGGGCACGTAAATTCCCACGGCTTGGATTGTACCGGATCAGGTATACTATTCATAAGATAGTACTTACGCCTCCCATCCGAAGCCTCCTATGCCCATGCCGGATAGTGCACAGTTGTGCAAAATAGCCACAATCGAATGCATGATAAGTGCTGTTATCCGACCGGGCGATCATTTTCGGTGATGCTCCAGCTCATGAATCACGAGCTTGGCTTCGAGTCGTTCGATGGACGTTTCGATGCGGGCAAATCCAGCGGCCATTTCGGCCCGGAGTCCTGCCATCTCAGTTCGCAGATCTGATCCTAATGCCCTCGTTTCGGCACGCAGGGTTTCCTTTGCCTCGCTTATTCTGTTATTGGAATACAGCAACATACTCAGCGGGATTATCAGGCTCAGTGCCAGCGTCATCATCTGCGTATCCGTCATTATTTTCTCCTCATGCTATCGGCTCATGTCCCGGCCATCCGGCCGCCCGGCGCTGCTCGAACAATGCCCGCGAGTCGCCGTAGTCGCGCCCGATCATATCGGCGTAGGTGGGCTTCGGCCGCTTGTCCCGCAGGAAGTGCTCATGCCGGTGTACCAGATCCGGGCGCTGCCAGAAGACGCCCAGCTTGATCGCCACCTGCATGAGCTCTTCGTCGGCCCAACAATGCGGATAACCGGCGAACATGGGACCGGCGCCGCCGTACATGCGCCGGCACCATTCGCGGCCCAGCCAGGGGCTTCCGGCGAAGTGGTCGATGCGGGAATTCGGCCAGGCGCGGAGATCGCCGGTCGGCTGAGTAACTGAAAATGTATCGCCGAAGTGCTCCGTAATTTCGTGCGCGATCTCTTCCGCCGTATGGTCCGGATCGGGCAACGTATCGTCCCCACCCGAGACTATGAACTGCGTCTCCGCGTCGCGCTCCAGGATGAAGCGGCACAGGTAATTGATCGAGGCGGCCCAGCCCTTGTACGTTGGCGTAGAGATATGCACATCTGTATGCTTGACGGCTTCGCCCTGGCGCAGCACGGCCACGCGGTAGCCTTGCGCTTGCCAGCGCTCGAGGACGGGATCGGCCTCGGCGGCGGGACGGGCACTTGGTATCGCGAACCAGATGGCGCTCACGGCTTCCTCGCCTTGATCTTCGTGCCGATGATCCAACCTACGGAGAGACCGATAACGAGCCACATGATATTGACGAGGGTCACGCCATCACCCCCCGGCACCACTCATCCCACTTGGGCACGCGCCGCCACTGCTGTGACCGCTGGTCGACATGGCTGCTGATATTGCCGCCGTGGATCGAGCAGACCATGCGCGGACGTGGCAGATTATGGCCGACCGCCTGCGTGCCGTTGAAACTGCGCACGCTGAGCGATTGCAGCCCCATCTGCCAGGCGGTATCCTCCCCCTGGTTCACCGCCGGGAACGGCTTGCGCTTCCAGGTATCGCGCCAATAGCAGAGCGATGTGCCGCACATGTAAGCCGGGGAGCCGGTGTACAACCACGCTTCGTTCGTGCGCGTGTCCCAGAACAACATGTCGGAATAGCCAACCGCTTCCAGTGCCGTGTGCCACCTCGTCGGATTCGTCAGCAGCGCCACCTGTTCGGCGATGCGCTCGGGCGCCGACCAATCGTCGCTGTCCCAGTGCACGATGATATCGGCGTACCCCTTGGGGATTTCGCGGATAGCCGCGTTTCGCATTGCGCCGATGGTGTCCTTTGGCCGCCGCAGAATCGCAATCAGCGAATCGGATGCCGGTTCGGGGAACGGGCTGCCGCTGTTGTAGAGGAACAGCAGCCTGTCCGCGACCGGGTAAGTCTGCGCCTCGAAGCTGCGGATAGCCCGCGCTACCATTTCCGGGCGGCCGTCCACGAGCATCACGGCGCACACGCGCGGCTGCGTCATCGCCGCCCCCGCACGCGCTGCAGGATCAGCAGGGCCAGCAGCCGCCGGACGAGAATCCACATTAGCGCACGCTCCGATGCAGCATCACCAGAGCCACCAGCCAGCACACCGTCACCGCACCTGCCACAATCTGCATCATTCGCCCGCCTCTTTACGCGATTGTAGCCAGCGCTCGAGCGCTTCGCGCAGCA